CATTTAAATGAGTTTATTTATTGCACTGTTGGCAAGGTCTACGCTGCCAGTAATCGCATAGGTGAGAGCTGACATTCGTATTCGTGTTATCGTAGTTGTAATTCGAGTTCGAAAAACTGAAACTGGAAGACAGAACTAACAGCAACGCAGCGTACAACCTTTTTTATTATTCTGAATACAGCAAGTATTCCTTGTACTCTTCCTGGAACTGTTCGGCTATATACTCAGCCTTCTCTGAGGTATCAGTGCAAAGGCGAGAGCCGACAGCCGTAATCGCGTAAGCGCAGCAGTAAGCCGAGCGCGAAAAACCGAAACCGGAAGACAGATTGAAATATGGCCAGTATTTGTATTGATCGGAATTACTCCAGTCGGGATTCCAGCCCTGGTTAATTGCTTTCACTACAATCTTTAGCTTTTCATAGTTAATTGTATCATCATCCAGACCAAGTGCGGCAAAACGATAATCAAACTCTTCTTCAGTAATTCCACATTCTTCGCAGGCATCCGCAAAGGTTTTGATGTCGGTGAATTCTCTTTTTTTGAAGTAATCTTCTCCAAAAGTTTCGATCAATACTTTCTGAAACCACGCTGGAGCTTCAGGATAGAGCTTTTTTGCTGTTGTTTTTTTAAGTGTTAATTCCATGATTTTGATTTATTTATATAAATAATAAAGTGTTCTATATCAATGTGTATTGCACTCCGTAATTGTAATTGTTACTTAATTCCTTCACTGCCTTATTCAATTCTGCATGTCCGGTCATTTCCGGAGGAATCAAAATCGTTTTGCTGGTTTGCTCCAGTTCGAGTCTATAACCGGCAGCCTTTACTTTCCGATTCAGGTAATACTTGCGGTCGTAAGTATTTCGCAGGGTGACCAGCTGCCCTTTTGCTGTATCTTCAGCGGCCTTACATTTCACCACGGCCAGCTTTTCGAGCCGTTTATTTAGGTTTCTGAAATACAATTGAAGTACTTCGCCTTTGACGACAGGTCGCTTTCGCTTGCGAATCCGAATTGTTATGACCTGTATGTCCGAAGATTTACGATCGAGTACCGGAAGTATGCTGGCTACTAAAGCTGATGGGACAATGATTCGTGGCATGGCGAGAGTTATGAATGTTAAATTACTGTTCGGTTGAATCGGAGCCAGTTTTGGCTTTATCGGATATCTCGCTGATTACTTTCATAAATTCATCCAGTTTGCCGTAAAATGTTTCGAGTACGTCTGAAGCAGTTTTGACATCATCGGCAATTTCATTTTCGACTTTGTAAATCAATTTTCGCTCTCTACGGATCGCAAAAACTGAAAGTATGATAATGGCTGTAAGTATGCCGTAAATTGATAGCATGATTAATTCTTGCATTGGTTTTGATTTTTAGGTTCTGGATGTTTCTTTTGATGATTATCGAATTCGGTTTGCAAGCCGTGAATAAATTCTGATTCTCGGCCTTTGTAGTCTTCGGGGTAAATGCCCATTGTGAAGCCTTGCACAATTAAGTCCGCGCCTTTCAACTCATTTTGATTAATGAATTCAATGGCTTCGGTAATCATTTCGTGCAGCGAAAAGTTACTCCGCGGAACGAGCTCAACATACTGGTCGCTTTTCAATTTCAGAAAATTCATGATAGTTAACTTATAGGTTAATTTTCGGCCAGTTTTGATGGCGTTCGCCGTCGATCAAATCTCCGGCAGCTTTTCGGCCAACGTTGATCATCAATGAGTGATGTAGCTTTTCGAATTCCCATGTTCGACCCAGACCTGGTTCTACTTTGCCATTTTTGCAAATCCAACTCCATCGATTTGATTTGGCACTATCTGAATCTATTGCTGGTCTCCATTCGCCCCACTGTTTAAAAAAGAATGGTACGCTTGCTGCTTTACACTGATATCGAATTGAACTAACCCAGTAGGGGTGCATGGGTCTGGCCTTGGGACCAGATTCGCCTCCGCAGATAACCCAGTCTAAAACAGGCAGCCCATCGCGGAATGATTTGGTTTGGTTCGTTGCAAATCCGGATAATGCGTTTTGGGTAATTGTTTCGCAGATAAATGGCCTAATTGCGGTTAAATCAACCGGTCCCAACATCGGCTCGATGCTTACAAACCGTTTAGCAGCTGGTATTGATAAAAGTATCGGGATTCGTTTATTGGCTTGCTCCTGGTTCTCTGCAGTAACTCCTTGCCAAATATTATTCTTTGATTTTAGGCAAACATCTTGTATTCCAACTCCACCAGTTTTACGAAGAAGCCAGTCCCAAAACTCATACATTCGTTCCGGCCTTTTTGTAAGGACGATAAAAATGTGCTGATCATTTGCGAGCATCATATCATATATCTGCTCAATAGTTTCGAATGAAACTGATTCGTGGAAAAGATCGCCCATTGAGCAAACAAATACCATTCGCGGTGCTTTCCAGACTAGTGGCCAATTCCACTGATTAAGGCAAGCACTTGTATTACCATTCCATTTGCCGTTAGAAATTACCGGCGAATAATTGTCTTTTGTGGCCTGAATTCCGGTTAATCGGTTAGCCATTCGTTCGGCATAACAGTTATCGCATCCGGGAGATACTTTAGAGCATCCAACAATGGGGTTCCACGTTTCAGGCTTGTAACCTGGCATATTGAGCCAGCTAATTTTATGCTGTTTCGAGCGTTGTCCGGCCTCGATTTGATCATGAAAATGTTCTTTTGTTGCTGACATGGCTGTTAAACTTGATAGGTTGATTGATGTTTGGCAATGGCCTTTTGCAGTTCTGCATGATAAACCATCAATGCTTTTTCAGGATCGTGATACAGAAGCGGGTATTCGCTGCCTTTGAAAAAGCAGTTGTATTCAATTTCCTGTGCTTTCAGATCGTATTTTTTGACCAGCTTCAGTAAATATACTTTCAGGCCAAAATGCTCGAAAATGACCTTCATAATCCGGTCTTCCACTTCGCAATAAAACGGAAGGTGAACTTTAAGTGGCTTAATCATATCGCCAATATAGGCTTCGGCAGCATCGTGCAACAGCGCGGCCAGCTCAATACCAAGAGAAACGTGAACGGTATTCTTGATAAGCAGGTAACGAACCAATAGGCAATGTTCGGCCACCGAAAAAAAGCGGGGCGACATGCCGCCAAAGTGCGGTTTGTAGGCCAATCCTTTGGCAATGTCGAGCAGGTCGACCATTTCAACGGTTGGCTCCAAAAGATTGAATTTTTTGCCCGAAATGGTATTGATACAGCCGTCGAGCTGACGGAGCGGAATTAACTCTTCCGGTGTTGATGTTTGATTTTGCATGGATATGTATTTATTGAATGATTATTAACTAGATTACATGCTTTCGCGGCAAAGACCTATACAGTCGTATTTGCATAGTTCATTGGTTTTGTAACACATCTGGGGTTTTCCAGTAGTGGAGAGAGTTTTGAATTTAACCACCCATACCCATGGGTTGGAGTCCCAGCTTTGGGGGCCGTTTATGTATGTCCAAAGAGATCGGAATGAACTTTTCGCTCCGGTATAACTAGCTCCAATACGTACTTTTTCACCCTTTATAACTTCCGTTTTCATTGCACCCCCGGCAAGTAGTTTCATTGAATATTTATCGTAGTATAGAAATGAACTACTCGATTCAATAGCAGGTAGAATACCTTCCGATTTTGCATCTTCTTCTGAAATATCCTGCAACTGTTCCACCCTGATCTCTTCTACTTGCAACCAGATGCGGGCATAATCTTTACGCATGTGAATGGATGGCTTATACTTAAATCCTTTTAATACACTTTCACCATCCGCTTTGTATTTTATTGCATCAAGCCAAAAGGAAAAACTTTCTCTTACCCAAAGCACATCACCAGGTTGCCCGTAGTGGCACATTGTTCCTAATTTATGGTCAGAATCGTTTGCTTGAAAAAAGGCGTGAAATCCAATAACAGAACTGATTTTTGTATCAATAGCCCTGATTATTTTGCTCAATGCAAATTTCATCGTTTGGCAATCCCAACCAGATCGTTTGGTATTTACAATTCTTCGAGTCATTGTTTTGCGGCCATCGAGCAGGGCCTGAACCATTGGAGTACTGAATAAAATTGGTATTTCTTTCATGGTATTATTGGTTAGATTCTGTTGTTTAAAAGCTTATAAATTTCGTAATGTGACATTTCCGGATTTTCTGAAATCAGTTTGTCGATAGCTCGTAGCGGAAGGTTCATTCCTGAAAATACTTTGCTTGACATCCAATTTTTAGAAAATCGCAGGTTTTTTAAAATGGTTCGTTTTGTTGCGATTTTGGCATTATGCGATTCGCATTCTTTTAATAGGATCCGAGCCAGGCACTTTGCATCGCTCAATTCACGATCATTCAACTGGTTTATCAATTCGGTATACAGATATCCGGTTTCGGTAAATGGAGTCCGGCGTTTCCATAATTCATCGTCAGCCCATTGTTTTACTACTCTGAATTGAAATACTTCTTTTTCTTCCTGTGGTGTCATGATTTAAAGTATTGAGGTTCTTCCACCTTTTTTCAAAGATTCGTTGTTTGGCTTTTGTGCCAGTCGTTCGATACACCTGTTTTTTTGCTCTACAGAAGTGAAAAAATAAGTGCATTTCATTTTTGTATCATGAATCTGTATGGGCATTTTCGATGTGTCGGGACTTCTAACCCGGTTGTGCTTCAGTATTTCTCGGTCGTGTGCCGGTTTAATGCGGTTAATACCTGGTATTAATGCTGCCGGCAGTGCCTTAGTTGGGTTTTTTGCGCTCACCTTATTGTTGTTTAGTTATTATTTATATTCTTCAGTTTTTCCGCGTAACACGGCTTTGTCTATTCCTATCATATTCCAATCCAGTTTCATCATTTTAGCAATGTTGGTAAATCGCCTCTCGCAATCTTTGCAGCAATTTGCGGGGTTCATTCCGGTAGCTTCTTCGAACTGAATATAGAGGCCACCACTGGCATGACACAGCGCCGATCCGTATCGATGAATATGGATTTCACCAAACATTACGGTTACTGTAAAAACTGAAACGGCCACGATCCTTTGGGGCGTTCCCATCCGTGGCGGTAGGGGCGGGTCCAGTCGTTCCCGGCAGAGATAGAATGCTCGTACTGCGCGTTTTCCTGTGCAATTCGGTTTTTATGTTGGCGAACCGAATATTGCATTTTCGAAACGCTGCAGCCTGTAACCATTGAAAGCACCGCCCAAATAGCAATGGCAAGTATCAGATAGTCGATTGTTTTTGAAATACGATTGGCGTGAGGGATTTCAGTTTGGCAATAAGGGCACGTGAAACGATGGATACGTCCATCAAACTCTTCGTGACATTTCAGGCAGGTGAACATTACCTCGTGGTTGTATACTTGGATATTGTGTTTCATTGGTAAAGGATTTAGCTAGTAATTAATTGGTTAACTGGTTTATATGTTTTGCTGTCTTTATCGAGGTATTCGAAGTGAACCATTAGTGCCTTAAAACCTTTGTAGCTGTTTGTTGGTATCAAAAATCGAATTTCGGTGCGATGGCTGATCCAGAATTTAGCCATCAATTCGTTGGTTGAGTAATGCCATGCTTTCAGGAGCGTTTCGAGAGTTACGAGGCATTCGTTAATCAACGACTGGTCGACCCTGTTATAACCCTTTCCCCTGATTTTTTTCTGAATCTGGATCAGGCTTTCGATATAACTTCGGGCTTCGGTGGCAAACATGGCAGTTTCGGAGTTATGAGTTTTTATTTAAAAGCACATCGATCATCTGCTTTCCCTTATCTCTCGAACGTATTGCCATACCTATTTCGTTGGCTGCAAATAAAATCTGCTGTTCGAGTTCCGGATCATCCTGCGCTTCTTCGGCCAGTGTGTCGCCCAGGTATTTAATGTCGCCGGTATAGTTAATTGTGCGGCACGATCCAATTTTGATGTTGATAATGGTACACATGGCTATTCGTCGATTAAGCAGGTAAGTTCGTTATTGAGGATGTCACGACGGACAGAACTTAGTCCGAAATCAGTTTCCTGATAAACTAAAATTCTCCGAGTTGGCAATTGGTTCAACTCATGAACATGTTCAAATTCTTCACGACAACGTTTTGAGTTTTGCCATCCACGCATAAAATAAATAGCCGTGGCATCTTTGGATATAACTCTTTTGCATTCTTTCAACTGTTCAGCATGACTCCACGAGTAGGGAATACCAAGTTTAAGTGGATTGATTACTTTCAAATCAAGTTTGCGAAGGTCATTTTCAACCTGTTGAAATTTAGCTTCTGCTAAGTCGGGCTGAACTTCTGTAATTGGTCCGGCAATGTAAATCATAACTGTGTTGTTTTTGGGCGTGGGGACGCTATTTGTAATTTTGTTGTTTGTTAGGTGAAAAACAGGGGCACCGATAAGGATCTACCCCCGAATTGCTTCATCCACCGTGTCGCGAAGACGGGAATCGAACCCATGACCTCCGGATTATGAATCCGGCGAGCTGCCTGCTGCTCTACTTCGCTGTGTGCCCCGGCAAATAACCTAACTGTACCGGGGCGTTGTTGCAAATTTGATACATGTAACACAGGGCGGTTTTGTTTAGCAGGGCCCAGAACTGCATCAATCAATTAAGAATCGAACAATGTTTTTTCTTCCTCCATTACATCTGCATCGAGTTCTCGTAGTTGCTTATTAATTTTATTTATTTGAGTATTGGCACGATCGAGGCGAAGAGCAACTTCTGGATCGAGTGTATTGAAACATTTATCGATTTCGATTTGGATGCGGGCTTTTTCGGAAAGTAATTCTTTACGGCCAGTGATTGCGCCGTGGAAATGTTCGTATAAAACCCGGTAACATTCCCATTTATAGGCAGCCAATTCAGTTGATTGAGATTGAATCTGGAATATCCATCCGTAGATGAAAAATTCAGGCAAAGAAGACATTTCCTGAAGTCTTCCGGAGGCATCGTGCATTGTCTGATTAGACAACGCAGCACCCAAAATTTTGTCATCTTTCAGGTTCTTAAACTGGCGGATGTAATCCACATTTAAAGCTTCGCAAATTGGTTTAATTGCGATCCAGTACTGGCCATCAACAGCAACGAAATAAATGGTTTTGCCGTTGAACTCTAAAAACTTTTTAATCGAATTTTTCATTGTATTGGTATTTATTGGTTAAATTCCGAATTCGGCAGCACGGGCAATTATTCCAACTGTTGTAGTTACATTCATCTTTTCGCGCATAATGGCTACACGCGATTTAATAGCTGGCAATGACACGTGAACGGTATTAGCAACCTGATCCATATTTTTGGCCGATTTCAGTGCGATGATGGTTTCAACCTCGTAGTTTTTGAGTCCAGCAGCGCGAGAGCATAAGCGACCACGAAGGGGGCAGGAGTGGTCGGTGCACATATTATTATAGGCATCGGGAGTAAACTTGAAATCGAAATCTGGAACATGGTCCAATCCGCCAACAACGCAGCGATACCAGCGGTCGAATACTTCTGAAGCTTTAGTGATTCCTATTTTAGCGATGTATGCCAACGATTGTTTATCGGCCATAAATGCTTTCCATATAGGTTGCTGAATTCGGGAGTCGCATTCGTGGAAACGTTTAACCGTTCCGTTGGCAATTACCCACTTTTCGTTTTCGTGCCAAAAAGCTTCGATACCCGAAAAAATTCCAGCCGGAACATTTTGCGATGTAACCTGTTGTTCTTTCATAACCAATAGATTTATTTAAAAAACCCCGCTAATAGTCCGCCAAGATTTAAGCGGGGTTTTTTGTGTTTTTACTCTACTTCTACTTCAGATCGTTCCAACTTCTCTATGATAGCAACCTTTATCCACTGCGATTCGTTGGTGTTATCTTCTTTTGCTTTTGCTTTCACAATTTTCTTTAACTCTTTTGGCAGTACAATTGCCGAACGGGCATCGTTCAGTTGAGTTAAAAACTTCATCCTATTTGCTGTTGCCATAGTTGTATAATTATTACATATTTATATGACAATAGTACAAAATTTGGTTTGATTAAAAACCAATATTGGTTAAAAAATAACCAAAAATGATTATTTATTTTAATTCTAAATAATACATGTTAAATATCAATAGGATAGCTTCAGATATCAATTTTAAAAGTCTAACCAAAATTGACGTTTCAAATATTTTAAAATTGCCATATACTACAGCGATCAATCGCATGAAACATGGAAATTGGACACCTGATGAAGTTGAAATACTTGCAGATTACTTTGGCCGAACGATAGCTTATTACTTCGACAAGGAAGAAAAGCAGCAAAAGATATTAGTTGGAGAAGAAATATTGAATGTGGCTAATGAACCATGTAATAAATGTGAAGTGTTACAGGCCAAGCTTGATGGAGCCAACGCATTAGTTGAGTCGCAAAAACAAACAATTGCAGCATTGCAGGGAGAGCATAAAAAAGAGACCCCGGATGCAAGTATCGCACAAGCGGTCTAATTTCCAAAAGTACCAATTAGAGCTTCCGTTGGTATGGTGGGGTGGTGATGAAGTTTGTGTTATAGAAGTAGTAGAATAAATAAAACAGGATTAAACCTTTTTAAAAAGCAAAAAATATTGATCCTAAGTTGACATACACATAATATAAAGGAGATGAGCAAAGAATTTATTGTTTTAACTACAAAAGAAAAAACACCAATTATTATTGGTGTTTCAACCATTGGGAAAATTGAACCAGAACCATCCAGCGACGGTAACGGATCGGTAATAACCCTGAATTTTTCGAGAGGAAAAGACTTATGGCCGCAAACAGAATATGTGACCGCAAGTTTTGATGAAATAAAAGCGATGATTGGATTATAACGTACCGTTTTTGATGTACTTATAAATACCATCAGCAACTTTAATAAGATTGCTTGAATCCGTATTTGATTTTAAAGCCAAATCAACTGACCTTAATCTTATTTTTTCGGATTTGTTACCAAAAATAGCGTTGACAAAATTTTTAAGTGCTTTCATAATTGAATAAATTTTCAACAATGCTAATCGTTTTGGTAAATGCAGGAAAGGACAAACGACATACACATTATATTATAGCTACACTCACGAATACAACCAAAACTTGCAACATACACATAATACGATTTTCAAGAACATCAGGATGAAGTGGTTAAAGGGTTTTTGAATCTCCCGCCAGCTCCACGATGTTTTATAAGATAGCTGATTTTCAACGCTTTAAGGTTTAAAAAGTGTATGTCAGCGTTAAAGAAAATGTATGTCGTTATGTATGTGTTTGTTTTTTGGGCGTGGGGACGAACTTTATTCAGACATTATGAGACGACAGAAATTGTTCAGGGCGCCGCGCCTGTTTGATCAGGGCGGCGACCTTTCAAAACCCTGGTGGGTTGAGATTGGCTATCGTGATCCGCGAACTGATAAAATGGTGCGGAAACGATATCAGGAAGGTTTTGCCCAAATCCGTACAAAAAAGGATCGGTATAAGTTTGGTGAAGAGTTAATCAATAACCTCACTGCAAAACTGCTGAAGGGATGGAATCCTACAGATGACTCCTCAGTTCAGGTGGTATATGTCGATGATCTGGAGTATCACACAGCTGCTCAGGTATACGGTCGTAAGCGACAGGCAAATAAGAACGTCAGGTTCTATGCCTCCGAATATGTCACCCTTCAGAAAAGCATCAAAGCAAAAAAAACTTACGAAAGTTATCGCGGTAAACTCCGGGAGTTTGTGTCATGGCTCGAGCGTGAAAAATTGGTTGACAATGACCTTTCAACATATAATCATGATCTGATTCTTAGATTTTTCGATCACTTGATTATTGATCGTCATCTGGCAGGTCCAACAGTTGAAAAATATAAAATTACGCTCGATGGCTTCTGGGCTTATCTTATCGATCGCAAAGTAATCAATGAGAGTCCGGTGGGTAGAATTGGAATTCCGGAACCTGGTGAGGATTTCTCAGCTATTCCATTTCTGGATGAAGATTTAGAATTGATACTTCCAATGATCAGGGCTGAAGATCCCCAACTGTTTCTTGGCGCCATGCTCCAGTATTTTTGTTTCATCCGGCCAGGTGACGAATTGCTTAAGCTTAAACTTAATCAGGTAAATATGTCGGCACGAACGATACATATACCTAAAAACGTAGCCAAAAAACGGAAAGAACGAACGGTTGATATTCCGGCTCAGATGTACAAAATACTGGTTGAACAGGGCGTAATTCACTATGGAAAGGATATGTACCTAATCAGCCGGTTTGGACGTCCGGGTAAATTTTCAATCGGGTACAATACATTGAGGACCCGGTTTAATAAGTATCGGGAGCAGCTTGGATTAACCGATTTGTACAAGTGGTATTCATTCAAACATACCGGCGCCGGAAAATTACTTGAGAGTGGCGCTACTATCGTCGAGATAATGAATCAACTGGGTCATACCGATATTGCTTCAACCTACCGGTATATCCGCAGGCATTTCGGGGAGCGGTCGGAACATGTGCGAACTAAGTTTCCTGATCCACCCGGATTTGCCTGTACTATTGTTTTGGAAGAATTTGAATTTTGTATATAATCTTACCTACCACTTACCACATTATACAAAAAATCCCCAGATCAGCTCGTGAACCGGGGATAAACCAATAAAACTATTTAACTAAAAACCTAACCTTGCATATCGGCCCTGATCTGGATTGGGCTGATCGTAATATTTTCAGTGGATGCTTTCTTGCTTTGTAAATTAGGAGGTCGTTTATTCATCGCATAAGTTTGATGGCATAATCGATCGATATAAAACAAAGCCACAACAGGTAATTTAAGCATAATTTTCTCATCCGAATATAAACAGGTTGCCGGTAAAACAGCGTCGGAATGAGAGATAACGATCACATTGGAAAATTGCCGATAAGCAATACCTCCAATCTCCTGAACCATAGCTACAGGTGCCACATGACCAACATCGGCCACAAACGTAATTCCGTGATCAATACTCGAAGCCTGCGAATAGCCTGGTGGCATGACCACCAAACAAATCACCAAAAATAGAAATGCTAAAATCGTTTTCATCTGGTAAAATTTAAGTTTATAAATAATTGAGAATCAAATTTTGCTTTTTCCTGAAAATTTTGAAAGGACAGACTGGATCCACGCCCATTTTCGATAAATCAAAAATCCGACAGCTGCTGCAGGAATTATAAGAAACCACATCCAGCGCCGATCGGGTTTCGTTTTTTCCTTTGTTACTGTGTTTTCGGTCGACTGATCTTTTGCCTTTGTATTTGTAGTCGATTGATCTTCTTTCTCTGTTGTGACCTTGCTTTTATCCGATTCATTGCTTTTGGTCGTTGTAATCGATATTGATTCAACCGGACCGTGATCGCCTAAATTCTGATTTTTAAGTTGCTCGTCAACTTCAGGAATGCCGGTATTAATGCGATCGGTTTGTGGTAAATTCTTATCAGGTGGCGAAAACTTAATATTGATATTAGTGGTTTCCTGATTCGAATTTTTATCAAAATCAATGTTTTGCTTCTCTTTCGATGCCGTTGTTTGTTTCGTTTCGGTTTGGATATTCGTTTGAACATCCGATTTAATCACTTTTTTAGTTGACCGGCAACCAACCAATAAAACCAAGATTATGAGTAATAAATTAATTTGCTTCATTTGGTTTGTTTTTAAGATTTGAGAACCACTCTGGAATTGTTAACCCTGCTAATCCAAAAGCAAGTCCAGCTATAGTATATAGGACTATTTCATTAATAGTTGGCTGGGTAACTGCCCGACTCAACATCCAAAGACACCAAAAAAAACCAAGCCTCTTTGATGAGATACTTCCTTTCTGATCTTCAATGGCAGAAGCTATCCAAATAAAAAACTTTTTCATATTTGAAAATTTAATGATTAACTGCTCTATTAACCCAACCATAGAAATACTTCCGGCTGGTTTCTCGTTTATTGCAAATTGCAATGTATCTCCTGATTTTCTCGACTGTAAATGCAGCCTGAAAATGCTCCGGATTAAAAGCATTTATTGCTGATAAAGAATCAGGACCTATCACACCATCTGCGTTGGCGCCCACCACCATCTGTGCCAGTGCAGCACTGGTAGCAGCTCCGGCGTTAACTCCGAAATCAAAAATAGATTCAGCGACTTCCTGATTGATTATTTCATCGCCTTTCAGCTTATTCCAGTAATTAACGAGGTAAAATTCGCCAACTAACTCGCGGATTTCAGCATCCTTATCGATGGAAGCAGGAAAACCAGGTTGGCGCTTCAGCATGTCGATGTTTGTCCATCCTTCCCATTTGCTGTGTATTTTTCGGGCAACTCCTTTATAGGTTTCGCCGCCCGGATCATCGGGATCGTTGACATATCCACCTTCTGCGTCAATTGTCTTTTGAAATCCTTTTATAAATTCTGCCATGGCTATTGAATTTTGGTTAATTCTGATTTAATGTAATTGAGTTGTTTTGTAAGGTTCACAACGTGATCGGCAAAGTCGGGATTCGCAATAGCCTCCTGAAGCCTTTTAATTTCGGCATTGTATTTCGCCACCATCCAGACCGTGTAAAATTCTTTAATAGTGGGCGTGGCATCGTTGGCTTCGTTAACGATTACAAAACGACTTACCATCTTTTCGTTTTCGTTGATCGTAAACGATTTGGTTGACAATGAATACCAGTAGGGTGCTTTTGTACTGCGGGTAAATGTGCCGTCTGCCTTGGTATAGTAGCCGTCTTTTTTCAGGAGTGTTATTTTGCCAGTTTGTTCGACTCTTTTTGATACCACTTTAGCACACCACTTTTTGTAAAGTTCATATTCGGCTTTATCAACTGTGCGAACGTAGGTTGGGACTGCTGAAGTAAGAAGAATGAAAGCAAGGATTAGCATCAGATTTTTCATGCTGTCTCTTTTTTCGATGAATTTCGATTTCGCACAGGTTTCAGCGTTTCCAAGCGCGTAATTGCCTTGTCGTGTTCGCTCAATATTTGCGAATGCTTGTTCAACCGGGTGTCGATAACTGCATGCTTCATTCCGCAGTTGGCCGTTGAATTTTCCTGATTGTTTTGGATCAGCTCAACTGTCAGTGTCAGTGCATTTACAGCCTTAATGAGCGTTTCGGTTACTGTGACCTGTTTTTGTAAAAAATAACCTACGATAGCGAGTAGAATCGTGATTGCAGCACCGGCAAGTGTCACGATGAATTTGTAGAGTTCTGGCGACATAGCGTTTTTTATTTCAAACATAAGCCGTCAGACTGCTTACAGAAAGGACAAAAAAAGAACTCCGGGCGCGACTTTTAGCCGCACCCGGAGTTGTATTAAAATGGAGGGAAGGTGACTTTTAGTACAAAAACAATTTGCTGAAGAATGCCTGAACATTCAGGTAACTCCAGATAACTTCAGCACCAACAACATTGTCGTTGTAAGTAGCAATTTTAGTATAGCCTCCCCAATCCTTCACGCTGATATAGGCATACTTTGTGCCATCGAAACAAGCGCCACCGGCACTCTTGATTCCGTTTGGTGTGATGTTCGCATTCGACACACCCGGATCGATCTTGAATATACAGGCTGCATCATCGTCGCATAGGTATAGAATCTGATCATTCAATAGCGGTTGCAAATCGCGGACATGCTGAAGCGGATCGCCTGCCAGTCCTCCAAATCGGTTAAAATGCGTTGGATCGCTCCGGAGCGAATACATCAGGTCCTCGTTCAACTCTACCAGCCATATTCGAGATGCTGTCAGACCGATTTTGATGTATTCTGAATGTGTATCAAAAACTTCGGCCCATTCAACCGTTCCGTTTTCGCTTCGGAACAATTCGCCACCGGTATTGCAGGCATAATACCATCCATCTGCATACATAAACGAACGGATAAAGTCGCTTGATGAATTGAACGGCGCCAACTGGATAGCCCCGTTTGCATAGTCGTCGAAATTTGCATGCATAGGCACCACATACGCAATTGGAGGAGAGCAGGCACGACCAATAAAAAGAATGTTATTGCAGATAGCCACGGCTGAAATTTCGTCGGTTCCGGCAAACACCTGGATAGTTTTGTATCTCAGGTTTTCCATGTCACTTAAGTCGCAAACATGCAACTGGCCATTATTTCCACCCACAAAAAGCTGTTTGTAGGCTGCATTGTATTCGACACATGTTTTGTTTGCAAACGTTACGGTAGACAGGTTGCCATAATCGGGCATCGGGCGAGGAATTCCCTGCGCATTGATCAGGATTGGCCAGCCGTTTTCGGTAACGCCGATAAACATTGGGGTAAACAAGTTACCGAAATGTTCGCCACCTCCGGTAACTGTATCAGCTGTGGACTCAAATACATTGTCTTCGTTTTTGAATACGGTTAATGTGGCATTCACAAACTCCGATGTGGCTGAACTAATCTGCAATTCCTTAATGAAAAACGATCCGTCACGATCGAGGTAAGGTTTATAAATTTCGTTCAGCACTTTATATAAAATATTTCCTGGAAACCTAAAATCGGCTTCAATCGGTAAAGCATTTGCATAAAACGGGGCAGTACGCCGGTAACGGGTAGCAACCAGACTTTTCCAGTCGATCGACAAGCCGGAGCTGGATGTTGATCCTCCAGTATTATTGCCATTGTAAAACAGCAGGCGCGGACTGAAATTCTCGGTATATTGTGAAAACTGGCTGTTGTTTCCTTTCTGTAAAGCGATTGGCTGTCCGTCCAATTTCATCAGCAGTGTCGAAAACATAGTTTCTATATTTTCTGATTCGTCGCCGGTAGGGTTATATTTATAGTCCTGAATATCGACTGTTAGAATGGCCCATATTATTACATTTTTCGATTTGCCTGCTTCGTCTTCGATGGTTTCCTGCCGGTATTCGTAGTATTTTTTTTCGGCAATTACCAGGCGAATGTTGCCAATTTTCATTCCGGTAATTAAGAGCAAATCAGGATAGGTTTGTACTGCTTCTTTTATGTCGTCTTCGCGCGAACTGATATCGGTAAAGTTCTCGTTAAATATCTGGTCGTCGGAGTCGTGCGAGAATTTAAACTTTAGGCAAAGGTTTTGACGGGTGCCGGGTAACCAGCGGCTAATACGGTATTTCGACAGATCGAATGGTGTCATGTCAAACAGGCTTTCGCGGTCAATGTTATCCACGTCGTCGATGCCTGAAAAATGGTAAAAACTGTTTGTGAGGTTCTGTATCGAAAGTATTAATTCGTTAAGCTTCATTTTTGGCAACAACTTTTTAAGTTTAAAATTGGCTGTTTCCCATGTTTGGGTTTCGATAACTGAATCGATTTTATAATTATTAATTACCGCATTGCCATCATTATCAAAATAATCAAAATAATACCATGTTTCAACTGGCAGAAGTACAGATGTTGGTTCGCATATTGAGACATTGTGATAAAGGCAAAGTGTTTTCAAATCGGCATCGCCCCGGAGAAAATCGTTTCGCACGAATAATTTGTTTTCGCGAAGAAGAAGCTCGATTAATTTATGCAAAAACGGGAAGGGGCTTACCACCACCACCTCACTATCAGCAGCTGATACTTTTACACCATCGATCGTGGTGGCATTCACAACCGACTCGACAGTATCGCGAAATTTGCGGGTTAACACGCTGCGTGTTTCATTGTCGACAGTTTCCTGTTCGCCCTTATCAGTCCAGAACCCATCGTTACTTAGCCTTATGGTGCAGTAATTATCTGTCGCAGGATCGTAATTTGTTTTGTTTACAAAAGTCAATTCGCCCAATAGATTGTGGTTGCCAATTAATTTCTCCTGTTGTGCATCGCTAAGGCTACGAAGTTCGCTTTGTATATAGCCTGAATATCTTTTTTCGTCGGTTTTAGTGATAACAAGCGTTCCATAAATATATAAGTAGCCATTCCAACGAAGTTCGGCTTTCGGGAATTTTCGGTCGTTCTTTTTTGCCACTTTAGCAAAACGACCGGGAAACCCCAGATAGTTTCGGTTGATGTCGTTATCAGGAATAGTTACATCGAGACACAACGGACCGGGAAGCTCTCCAAAACACCATGCCGGATTTTTATAGGTTAACGATGGCGAAAAATCGCTATCGAGAATTAGCTGGTTGTTACCAATTGTGAGTGTGTACATGGTTATTATTTATGGATATGTTATTCTTAAATACCCGTCACCACCATTTCCACCTTTGCGATCGGTTGATGAGTTGGATAATCCACCAGAACCACCACCACCATAAGAGCCTCCGTTGTTATAAGTATTGGCAGTAGTTACTCCTGTTCCACCTGCTCCTCCATTATCTGATTTTGCAGCACCGGCAGTTCCTGAAGATCCATTATTTCCCGCGCCAGTACTTCCAGCACCGGAACCACCACCACCTGACGATCCGGAAGCCGTTCCATTTCCACCATTACCACCTTTGTAAATTGTAGTTCCTACTGAACCGGTTGTAACACCGGTTGCACCAGTTCCGGCAGTTCCGGAAGTCGATGCACCCCCTATGCCTCCATTTGCAATCACAAGTCCAGACCCAAAATTAGTAGCTGCACCATCTACTTTTGTTGTGATGTTTGCAACTGCACCTGCTCCGATCGAGACAGTATAAGTATTGCCAGGCGTTACTGATACTATTTTTTTAGAATACGAACCACCAGAACCACCGCCACCACGTGAAGAGGTACCCGTTGCAGGACCACCAGAACCACCACCGCCCCATGCTTCAACAGTTATGCTTGTAACTCCTGTTTGTGCTACCCATGATGGCGACGACGCTGTTGTGTATAGATCTGACTGAACTTGTGTAATAAATGATCTTTGCGTACCATCAATATATTCAATCGCACCACCATCAACAACAACATAAAGTTTATAATAGTATAAGCTTGAGTTCCATAAGCCAGTTATGTTTGTAGCTATTGCTGCGCCTGAAGTGGTTGATCCTGATGAAACTTTATTTGGCAACGTTCCAGATATCTGTCCCCAATAAATACCGGAGTCTGTTATATTCGTTCCATAAACAGTAGCGGTAATTGTAGCATGAGTTGTTGCAACATTGGTTAATGAAACCCATGCCTGATAATATCCAACCAAACCGATATAATCCGTTTGCGTTGCACCTGATAATCCGTTTGAATCGACAATATGATAGGTAATAGATAACTTCTGAGTCGCAATATCATTACGCAATGCTCCTGATGTATCATTCCATTCGAGTGTTAATCCGGAGTTTGCGCCTGTAGCTAATCCGGTAATCGCAACATTTGTTGCACCGGTAACGATCGTTCCGTTCAGTTTAAGGGTTAAAAAGTTATTGCCGTCCCCGTCCGAATTATTATTGATTGACTCAATAGCATAGGTCGTATATGAGGTTGATGTAGTACCCGAATAACTGAGAAAAAGCGTACCAACAGTTATTGCATTTGATCCGGTTATAGCACCAGATGACCCGCAACCAATAACATAATTACGACCTCCGGCTATATAAGTAGGGGCAGTTGCCGCATTCGATAATTGGTTTTGTGATGGCAACCGATTTCCCGTTGTTGTGATCCCTGAAATAGTGACATTATATCGTGCAGTTATCTGATCGCAATCCATCCAAAGCGTATTATTTGAGCCGGGAGTTATGCCCGATTTGGGAGTGAATGTATTGGCAAGATAATATTCGGTCACATAGCTGTTTGTCTGCCCGAAAGACCAAATTGTTAATGTCAATAAAACGGTTAATAAAATTAGTCTTTTCATTTCCTTAAATTATTTATTATCAATATAACATTCAATGTTATTAACGAAAACAGGCACGCCCATATCCATGAAGGAATAACAGGTATTTGCTTATTCGATTTAACTTCTTTCTCTAGCTGAGCTACCTTAAGAACAAGAAGTTCGATATATGCAACTGATTTCATGCCATTTCCATCTTCATAAACCAATTCCGGGGCAATCTTTTCTACCTCCTGAGCAATTGCACCATAGTGTATCCGTTTAGTGCTATCGCTTTTCATTTCAAATTGGCATAGGTTTATCGCAGAAACATTTCTTTCAATTGGCTTAATATTTTTCTTTAACCGAATATCTGATGACCCCCGATATCCCTCAATGGAAGTTATAGAACCGTCAAGTGCCATGTTCCCGCTTCCGTCAATATATGCCCTATCTTGGCCACTATAATAAAACCTAAAAATGCCATCATGGTCATTCACCACCCACCCATTTGGTAAATCAAACTCACTTGCACTAAAAGCCTGAGATGCTGAACCAGCTAAAGCAGCTTTCCCCGATAATGCTGTATAAACCCCTCCTGACTGAACTGGTTTTGTGCTTCCAGAAGTCGGATTAGCATCTTTAATCATTACTCCAGTTCCAAAAGTATTATCAAAGAATTCGCCAGACGATAAAACTAAATACGAACCACCTATATTAACTTTACCCATCTTACTGTAAGCGTCATCCCAATTTGAAGAATTATTTGTTAAAATCGAATATGTTCCTGATGTCGCACCTCGAAGAATTATTCCTTGAGATGTGAAATCACCATCAACAACAACATCTGCATGGGATGTTTGAGATGTTAAATATCCCATAGACGTCCACGGAGTTCCAGTTACAAAACTTCCGTAATTTCCTAAATCGTTTGTGAACGAACTCAATGCAGTGGGCGGGCTTCCTATTTCAGAATAAGAATAACTCGGTTTAACTGATGCTCTCGCCCATGTAGATATGTTTGGGTCAGTTTCATTATAAGAAGTCAAGTATCTTCCATCCAACGAAGTTGTCAAATCAGATAATCCGCTTCTACCTAATGATAATGTTCCACCCGAAAACCCTAATGATGTAGGATAATTATTCCCATCTGCTCCACCTGACGGAGCAATCCACGATCTGGATCCTCCTGTTGTTGATGAAAGAACATATCCAGTTACTGAAGGATTACCCAAAGAACTTTCTTTTTCACTGTTTAACTCATCAATCGCTGCCTGAACGTTGGTTGAACTTATCGTGCCGGCTGGTGTATTTAGAATTTGAATAGCCTTTATCGGAACAAGTTGATCGTACCTGATAAGCGTTCCAGTTGCACCCATTAACAGAAAAATTACTACAACAACTAAAATCTTAATATTTGTTTTCATGTGATTAGTTTAAAACGTCATAACTCATTAATATTTTGTCGGTATAAGTAACGCCATCGACAACCACTGATTTAGGGGCAGTTGCAAACGTTACTGTAGTAGTAGCTCCGTAGCTGATCGTATAATCGACCCCGGCATTGGCATCCTGAAGTTGACCGTTCAAAAATAGTTCTTCTGAGCCTGAAACTATATTTGCGATGATTGTAAATACTGTATTTGACCCGGTTATAGCACCAGTAAGAGATTGCCTGTAGTATCTTGTACGCATCCCTAAATCAGTTTTTAACGTAGCAACCGAAACATCTTCTGCATTTCCTGTTCCGGCACTTGTACGACCTTTATATGTTTTAGTAGCCATCTGTGCTGCCTTTGCGTTTGTGACTGCATTGGCTGCAATTGTTTGCGCTCCGTCAGCAACCGAAGTAACATCTCCAGAATGATTTGGGTGAACATACTTGTTGTACAGGTCGTCGAAATAAGTTTTAAGGATTGATTTTATATAAGCCCATGTGACATTTTTGATCACCCCCGATACCAGTACGTTCATTTTATCGGCATCGGCAATAACTGTGATAGCTGCAGCATTATTTAAGATTGCCACAATATCAGTAATATTACTTGAAAGTCGAATCCACCTTCCGGCTGAAGCATCTGAAGCGATATCAGTAGGTCTTATTACCGAGTCATCGTTACTGGCTATCGTACTTTGAGCATCGAATGCATATAAGCCAATTGTTTCTATGAGCATCAGCATCCTATCTGCTCTTGCGGCTGCAACAACAGCCTTTGAAGCCGCTAAGTCGGCAACAGGTGCATGTATTGATGTTGATCCTGACATAACAGCATTGTTCAACTGGTTAACCGTTACCGCGTCCTGAGCATCAACCCCATCAGCCAAACTAACTCCCTTTTTCCCGTTATAATTCAGATTTTCATCAATCTTTAATTGCGTACTACTTCTAAATGGTGTCATGACTTTACTATTTAAGTGTTATAATTGCCGAAACTACATCTGTAAACATTGTATTTTTAGGAGCGTCTACAAGCGTTACCGTTGTATCGCTTGTCTCTGTATAATCGTCCTTGTTTAATTTTTGTCCGTTTAAAAAAACTGATATACTTCCAGGTTGATAAGCAACTGGTGTTGAATAATTTTTGTTTTCGCCATCTACAACCCCAATTAGATCAACTTCTTTCACTTCTCCGATGGCAATTTCACTTATAATGGTTGGTTCTGCAATTTCGATCAGTAAACCTTTATCCGATCCGGTTCCGATAAATTGCCAGTATTGCCCCGCTTCCCATACTTCGGGATCGGTTTGCATCATTAATGCGCCAGAAGTTACTATTGACTGAAAATACTTAGCGGCGATAGTGTATTCGCCTGGGAGCAATCCACCGGTTCTAATCCAAAAAATATCTGCTGTCACAACCCTGCAAACGATTGCCATTACGCCAAAAGCATCAGCTTGCGCTAATTCCCATGCGCCTTCTCCATTTTGCCTTACCGTTTGTCCAACTGTAAAACCATGCGCAACCTGTGCAATATTTTCAATCACATTGTTGTCATGTGTTTCGCTCCACAGCGCCCTGATGATAGCGGAAAGCTGCATATAGGTAATCGGGTTGCCTTTGCCTACCCCGCGAATGCTCTTTAGAAGCTTATCGATGACGCTCATTTTAATAGTGATTATTTGAGTGGGCTTCTACAAATACGAACTCCAGTTCGTCGTTAATGACCAGGTCGCGTATGGTATTTGTCAGTTCAAATTCGCCACGCTCAAGGTTTACCGGCACGATCTTTCCGTTCCAAACCAACCAACGAAACCGCGAATAAATGAAATCCTGCAAGTCTTCAATTTCGGCCACACTTAACCGATTGCCCGGAAATATGGACCATTTTCGCGATCCGGTTGAGTTTGTTTCTATTACTGAGCGGTCGCGGGTAGTGGCATTGCGGTCGAGCTGCTGAATTCCGGTTTCGGCTTCGGAGTTGACCAGTAACTTAACTGCTCCGGTAAACCACACATCGTCGATGCCGGCCAGCGAGTTGGCAAAAAACAGAAAGGTGTTATTCTCGGAGTAGAATTGCGGATCGATAATGAAAACCCGCGTTTCGCCAATAATTGTCAGGTTTTCCATCTGCAAGAAACCGAACTGTACTGTATTTGCTGGCAGTTCCCACAATGCAGGGTCGAGTATGAATTCGTAAAGCCCGTCTGGATCTAATGTAACCATGCGCATTGTAGCGCCGTTAGACCCGTCTGCACAAGTGTAAAAAATATAGAGCGCACGTGTTACCTGCGTTTCGCCAGGTAGCAAGTACCACAACCTTATCGGCTGATTGTACGATACTTTCTGGTTGTTTGGCCGGTGTGTCAGGTATTTGTTTGCAAGGATCCAATCGTGATAAAAATCGGTGGCGTCTTCGTTGTATTGTGCCTGACGGTACTGGCTCATTCCTCCCTTCAGTATCCGGATAGAGACTGCTTCGGCAGCTTCCTGCCATGCTGTAATTTTCTGGCCGTAAGTTGCGCTTTCAACATCGTTGTCGATATAACTCGCGCCTGCAAGGATATCGATATCGAACGCACGAAGCGGATGTTTCACGGCATAAGTGGCGCCATAAGGAAAGGTGAAATTATAATCGGTTGGAGCGTCGAGGTATTCCTGAAAGTCGAAGATGGCTTTCCCGGATCCTTCAACAGTTGGGGTTAATGGTCGCCATTCTCTTGCATCTTCGAACGGGCCACCGGGAACTGCGCCATCGGTACTGGTTGCTTTAAGCATCGCGCGGGGCGATTCGCCTTTGATGTCGTCGTTGGATACTTCAATTTCGACTTTGTTGCCCGAAAGCTGAACGATACCACCGTATATGCTAAAATCTATCATGACTGAAGGATTGAATTACTGAACCGAAGATAAAGGAGACCGCAGCCGGGAGAAAGGACAGAAATAGTGCGGAAGATGGAAGAAAACTCCGGTGGCGACTTATGGTCGCGCTCGGACTAGGGTACTTCTATTTTTTAAATCCTCCCATGCCGGTCTGATCGATCAGGTCGGAGATTTCGTCCAATTGCTTTTTAAATGGCACGATCGGAAACTGAACGCCATTTTTAACCAGGATAGCCACTGCCCGCGACATGTTGTTTATGGCGTTAGTTAGCTCGGAATCGTGGGAAGCGGCTCCAGAATCGATCGGAGTATTTGGCGATGGATTGACCACCATAGCCGCTGACGCATCGCAACCTGAGTTCCGGTTGCTACGGCTGGCCTGAACTGCTGCCTGGGTAACCATTACCGGATTGGTTCGCATGTCTTCGAGGTTAGCTACCAATGCGGCTCCGAGCGGAGAATTTAAAACTTTCGACGGTACTACATATTCGTCTTTATGTACCTGACCGGCCACTTCATTTTTGTTTCCAGATCCGGTGTAACCACCACCAGAAAAACCGGCAATTGATTGAGCGACCACAGCAGCAATACTGGCCGCTCCGGTTATTGTATTAATTGTCACCCATGGTTGGCCAAACGTTAAAGGCGATGCGGCAAGGGCTTTTGCATTAGCGATACCGGTATTAAAAATGATTTGTCCGATGGCGGCGGTCTGTTGAAACAGGAATAACGCTTTGCCCAATGCGGTTTCTTTCCCGGCCAAATCGACCAATGCACCAAATAAAGTATTTGCAGCGCCAAAAACAGCATCGCCTATTTGTTGCCGCCTATCCAGTTCGTCGAGCTTAATCTGTATCAGTCGATCAGAAAGACCACGTTCGGCCTGGGCTATTTTTGCGGCATTACCGTTGGCGTCCTGAATGTCCTGATCGTATTGCGCCTGTGCCAGCTCGCGTTCGGCTGCATATTTTTCCTCGTCTGTTGCTGCTTTAGCCTGATCGATAATTGCAGCATCCATCTGTTTTTGCAAAGCACCGGCCTTATCCAGATCGGCCATTGCTTTTAGGTGCGTTATTTTTTTCTGTTCAATAGTTTGGTTGATGGTATCGTTAAGGGCAATCTCCTGATCGGACAGAACGGCCTTCTCTAGCAACTGTTTTTTCAGGGCGTCAATTTCTTCTTTAAAGCGTTGCTCCTGAAGAGCTTTTTCTTTGTTAATTCCATCCTTAAGATTTTCGATACCGGCATCGGCCAGTCCTTTTTGAGCTTTTAGGAGTAAATCCTGAACTACTTTCTGCGCATCGACCTGTTTCTGCAGTGATTCGTTGTAAGCGGCTTTATATTCCTTGCTTCCAACCTTATAAATAGTCAACTTTTTAGCCAGAAACTTTAGGTCTTCATCAAGCAAATCGGCTTTGTACTGATCGTCGGTAGTTTTACCATCGAGATGTTCGCGGTTAATGCGGCTCATCTCGTCGTTATGCGCGGCTTCTTCAAAGTCCATTTTCTTTTTAATGGCTTTCTCGTCACGTTTAGCTTGCTCTTCGCCTGCAGCACCTTCTTTTACGGTTCCCAGGGCATTGAGCCGGTCGATTTCTTTTTGAATAGTTTCGATGGCTTTATTCCTTGCCACTATTTCGGCTTCAGTTGAACGCGGCATTTTATTTGCCAGTTCAAGCTCCAGTTCTTTGGCTCTGATTAAATCGGTATTGATAGGATCGCCACCACCTCCACCGGTTAATAAATCGGCCACAGCCTGCTCTTTAGCGATGCCAACCAACTTTTCTTTTTGTTTAGTTAAATCTTCAATTGCCTTGGCAGCTATTAGTGTATTAGCCTTTTCTGCACTATAGTCATGCTTAAACCCTTCTGCCAATCTAACTCTTGCTTTATCTAAAAATGATATATTTTCTATATTTCCAGCTTGCAAATCGAGCAGTTGTTTATCTATCTCTATTATTTTTTCTTTGGCTGCCTGAGCACGGGCATTATGTAAAAGTGATTCGGTATAAGCTTTTGTTGATTCGGTTGCAGCTTTGGTATTAATATTTTCGAGGGTTAAGCCTCCGAGATATTTGGGCGAAATGGCATTGAGTTGCATAATGGCTTTCAGCCGATCCATTTTCGAAAGCTTTTCGTCGCGGGCCAAATCCATTAATGTTTCAAGCTTAATTTTTTCTTCAACGATATTTTTCTGGGCTTCCACGTTCATGTCGTTGAGCATTTTTTGCGCTTTTTGTGCTGCGGTGAGCCTTCCGGAAAGAAAATACAATGCCGCTCCTAATCCTACAACTGCTGCAGTAATCAAACCCACAGGATTTAATGCAGAGAATGCCCAAAATAGCTGCATTGCACGTGTCGCTCTGGTAATATTACCTGTTAGTAATGCAACCGCAGCCTGATACAACAGCATTGCGCTACTGGCTGCTCTGTTCCAGAAAATACTCAACTTTGTAATAACCAGTCCTATTCCCTTTTCCCGGTTTAAACCCGCTTCCATTATTGTGGCTATTCTTATAGCCGATCCATAAGCAATTAAAGATACAAGTAATGTTACAAGCAAAACTTTATTCTGACTTACAAAATTGGCCATGATACTCATTGCCTTAATAAAATAAGATAAGCCACTGGTGCTAATGGTAAGCGCCGGTGCAAGCTTTTCACCCAGTTCGATGCTCATCAGGTTCAGCCTGTTTTTTGCCTGGGCCAGTTTCGAATTGTTGTTGTCGGTATTAATAGCGGCCTGTTCGATGGCTACATTGGTGTCGGTTACTGCTTGCTCATAGTATTTCAATTCCTTGACGTTGGCCGTTAGAGTATTGGCGCAGGTAATATTTTCGGAACCAAATAATGCCATTGATTCGGTCACCGTCAGGTTCTTTTTCGCCAGATTTTCTATCGCATTCGAAAAACCAACAATCTTAGGGTTGGTATCGTCGGCTCCGGCCTGAAGCGCAAGCAATACGCCTTTTAATCCGCGCCCTGCAATTTCGGGCTGAGTCATTCGAGGCGCAAGGGTTTCGAGAGCAGCAACAAGTGTTTCGATGGATAATCCGGCCTGAGAAGCAACGGTACCTACTTTCTCAAAACCAACGGTAAGGTAAGGAATTTCTCCGGCACCTTCTTTGGATCCAGCTCCCAGTGTATTGATAATGCGACGGGCTTCAGTGGCCGAAACGTTGTACTGGTTCATTACCATGGTCAACCCTTCGATGGCTGGCTGAAGCTCTATTTTTGCAGCGCTGGCTAAAATGATGGCTTCGGTGGTTACTGCGACCAATGCTTCTTTATTTTTTAGCAGCTCGGGCCGGGCCGATCCGGTTTTGGTAAAGGCATCGACAATTTGCTGCGCTCCATAGGTTACCCGGATTCCACTTTCGAGCGTTGCAGTGGAGAGATCTTTTGCTTTCTGTCCTAACCAATCGAGATCTTCGCCTGATAAACCCGTTAAAGCCGATAGGTTATCGAGGCGTTCTTCGAAGTCGTTAAATGACTGAACAACCTGGCGAACAGACAATGCCAAACCTACCAATGAAGCCATACCCGCCGTAATCAAAGAGAAATAGCGGTTAAACGAATCGCCCATTTTGCCCAGCGACCATGATTTGTCGATGCTGGTGATATCCTGACGGTGCTGGTCGAGTATGCCTTTAAGATGTTTTATTTTTTCAGCTTGTGCCTGGTATTCTTTCGAGCCAATTGTCATGCGGGCTTGTGCGTTGACAATTTTGTTCATTTCAGCCTTGATGCTGGCCACATCGTTTTTCACATCTTTGCCATCAATGTTGATGTACAGGTTTATTCGTCGGTCGTATGATTGTGCCATGGTGAAGAATTGAATTACTGAAGGATTTACTTACTGAATTCAAATCTAATGCAGGCTAACACGGATGGAAAGGACAAGAAAAAAGCGGCTTTCTGCCGCTTCTTAAATTACTGAAGGATTGAATTACTGATTATATCTTTCTTTTAACAGCCAGATGAATTCGGATCCGGTATAGTGAAGTTTGAAGCCTTTGGCTTCCATAGCCATTTTAACTTTTGATTTATAAACTTCGCAGGTCGATTCCATCTCGTCGATTAAATCGAGGGTGGTTTTTTGATCGGTGCTTTCGGGGTATGATTCAGCTGGAGCATATCGGTCGAAAATAAGATCTACCAGCGATTCTTCGACTGATTCTTTCTCTTCAACTTTTTTTTCGTCCACTTCTTCATCGATGTAAGCAGTACGGATGCCTTTAATTTTGATTTTTGATTTTTCCATGTGGTTTGGCTTTAAAAACCCCGATAGCGGGTCGCCAAACCACATCCAGTTTTAGAAATACTAAAATGCTGAAAACGCTACCGGGGAAAAAAATTCCCTTCAGCGTATTTCTAAAATTATATAAATGTAGTTTGGCTTTGTAAAGATAGAGATTAATACCAAAAGAAAAACCCGGAAAATTAGCCGGGTTTTTCTTTTGGATAAATATTCAATAGTATTTTCTAGTTCTTAAATTTTATTTTATCACTAACATAAAAGTAATTGAGGGGGCCATTAGTATTCTTATAAAATGCGAATTTAATTTCAACAGGATGATAAATGTCTAAAAATTTATAGTCATCTAAATCAAGTGTATAGTTAAAATCAGTGTGTAACCACCATTCTGGGAAAGCTGGGCCGCCATAGGATTCTGCGCTAAAGTCTTCTTTATTATCTTTTCCTTTACATCGAATGAATACATTTATTCTAATTATACCATCACCAACCCGATCACTTGAGGATATATAGTAATTCAACTTTGCCGTAATAATATTTGAATTATCAATCATACCACCAATCTCCGGCGTAGTTGATATTACTTTGATGTAAGTTTTTAAAATTTCATTTGAACTATCATCCGTTTTGCTACAGGAGAGTATTATCGTTAAAATAAAAATAAGTGCAAATAGTTTTTTCATGTTGGATTGATTTTTTGATTTTTAAGGGTTATAAGTTTTTGTTCTAATTCTTCAGTTTTAAGCCAATTACCTTCCTTCTTTGCTTTTGAAATGTTGCTTTGAATATTTTTGCGCTGGCGTTTGTAGGCCTCTTCAGGTAATTCCTGTTTTTCCATTTTTCCGGCAATATCATTCAGTTCACTGGCAATATATTCACCTTCTTTTTCACGTGCGATCAACCACCTTACAGCAGTTGAAGGTGGTTTCTTTATTAGTTCTGGATTAAACTTTTGAAATGAAGCTTTTTCAAGTGCATCGTTAAGCAAGTTTAGATTAAACCCTGCATAAATCTGTGGATTATATGTTATAATTCGGTAATACTCAAGTAGTTTTGTATAACTATACTGGTAAATCTGTTCTGATTCTACCAATTGCTTTATTTCTGCATTCCTACTAATCTCAAGCGGTCTGGCCAAATCCATTAATACTTTATACTCTAACCGGCTATTACTCCAGTAATCTCCACCTTCTTCGCGCTTTGCTTTTATGTACTGTTCGATTTGGGCAAGTGATTTTCCCCGATGATGATCTTTGTATGCCAAATACATATCATCATGTTCACCTCTGGCTATTCTTTCCCTTCTTTCGTTGTCGCTTTTAACAATGTTTTCAGGGTAACTGATGTATTTTTCAAGAGGTTTTTTAGTTGGTTTTGATTTAACAGCGACAAAAACCACAATAATGATAATTACTACGATCCATGCCATAAGCTTGATTTTTGGTTTATCCAACTAAGTTATGACAAATGAATGAAATAAAAAAACCTGCGGGGAGCAGGTTTTGATTTTTGATGTGAAATAAGTTTAATGCCGAAAAAAGTTATCTCCGGCAATTTGTCTGGCCTTATCTTCATCGGACGTTCGAATGTATCGGAAAAAGCTTTTCTCAGTCGTATGGCCAGTGAGTGCCATAATCTCATAGGTTTTTATCCTGCCAGTTTGATAGAGGTTAGTTGCCGCACTTCGACGCCCTGTATGGCTACTGACTAATTGCCATTTCTGTTTTGACTCGGTGACCAACTTTCCTCCTTTGGTGTAGTGGTAAACGATTTCCTCGGTAAACCCTACCCTCTGACAAATCTTTTTGATGTAGCGGTTAAAATGCTGGAGGCTGATACCTGGTGAAACTTCACCGTCGTACTTTGTATAAATTTCGCGGACGTAGTTGTGTAGCGGAATCGTTACTTTTTTACCAGTTTTCTTGGTGATTTTGACAATGTAGTCTTTTGTGAAGTTTTCTTTTGTTAGGGTTGAATAATCTGAATAACGCAGCGCAGTAAGGCATCCAACAACGAACAGATCACGGATTCGTTCCTGTTTTTTCGTCAATCCCTTAAAATAATAGATTCTGGTGATTTCATTCATCGATAAATAAACCGTGAAGATCTCCTCCGGATCTACCGTTACGTCATCGTAACTGGAGTCAACCGCATATCCATACTTCGCGGCCTTGGCAGCCATCGCCTTAACGAGTGATAAAAGCGTGATGATGTATGTTTGCCGCAGATCCTTATCCTGCAGGTACAAAATAAAATCATCCATAAAGTCTTCACCAACGCTGTTGGTATAGATATCAGCTTCATACTCTTTGGAAAAAGCTTTCAAATGATTTACCAGGGTTTTATACCCTTTAACATAGCTTACTCCCCGCCGTTTTGATTTCTTAATAACGGTCTGGCCAAATAAAATCAACAAATAAAACTCCGGTTTTTGGTTCGGCCTGGATCAGCCGGTTGATGTAGTCCCGCTTTCCGTTCGCGTTGTGGACCAATTTTAAAGCAGTGTTCATTTTTAAACCTCCTAAACGAAGTATTGCCTTAAGTGCGATACGGTATTCGACACCGTCCGGACATCACTGTCACGGAACACTCAAGGCAATGCCCCAAATTTAAGGATTAATTTTAAAGTTTTCGAATTTTTTATCACTTCTAAATTACGAAAAATCGGTCAATTTTCCGCTGAAAATGACCGATTTATTTTGTTAAAAGTGAGTGCAAAAGAGGTTCGACAAGTGCAATAGAATAATTAAAAATGATATATTTTACCTGCAAATTTTAAGTAAATGCGGGGAGTCAAATCCTTCATTAAAACCACAGAAGTAAAAGATTGTAAGGTCACAGATTTGGCATATTTATTACCTTTTACGTCCATCATTGGACGACTTAAAGTAATCGGTTTGGGGGATGTAGTTGAATTATATTCAAACTGAAGATCATTTACAGAAGAAACTATTTGTGGTGATAACTTTGAATTTGAATCTTGACCTGAAAATGACTTCCATTCAGAAAGAGTTTTATCTTGTATATCAGTTTGATTTGGTTGTTGAACCCAAAATAAATTTCCATTAGGATTTTCGGGCATCGCATAATAGTTATTGCGAAAACTACCCATCAAAGTTAGGTTGTTGATTGTTGATTGAAACCCGGCAACTATTTGATTTGATTTTGCTACAAATATGTTATTGTACACATTCATTTCAGTAGCTTGATATAGTGGATCGCTACTGCTATTTATTGCAAGTTGATTAGCTGGAGCATTTTCTGTCCGAATGTTTTTTGTGTCAAAAACAGTATTGTCATAAATATCTATATTTCTGGCTTCGTTCATAAATATGCCGTGAACCGTAGCATTGTAGACTGAATTACCATGTACTGAACAATTATTTGTTAATTCATCTAAATAAATACCACAAGCCTGAATCGGGAATGTTCCTGTTCTTCCGTTGACATCACCAATACCATTTATAATAATGTTTCCAACGATTTCAACACCGGAAGTATGCCATGAGTATATTCCAGCACCATCATCACCGTTTACACAATATGTATCAATAAAGTTATTTTTAATTGTAACTATTCCGCTTTGACAATGAATACCATTAAGAGCTGTGTTTGTTATTCTATTGTTCTCAACCAGAATCGGACTTGGAGTTATCCATTCACTTCCAACTGAAACCGCGCAGGTTGCCCCATAAAAACCGCTTCCGGCCATTCCATATAACAAACCACTGCTATCAATAATATTATCTTTAATTGTAACGTTTGTTGAAGCTGGAGCCTCAATTGCCTTTCTATTTGAATATTGAATATTATTGTTTAAAATTTCAAGATAATCACCCTTAATCTGTATTGCATTGACACCGGTATATTTTATATTACAATTCTGAATTGTTGCATGATTTAGATACGGGCGTGATTCTGCTATTGACAAAGCATTATTATTTGCACCCTCGAATGTAATATTCTCAACAATTGACCAATTACCTTGCGTTACATTATTTGGTGTAAGGTATTCAAATAGATTTTCAACAGAAGCCACTTTAACATTTACTGGCTGACTTGCACTATAAATACTTATTTTTTTAGTTGAAGGATTGTAATACCACTCATTTTGTTGATCAAGAGTTCTAATATCGTCTTGAATAAAAAAACCATAAGTATCTGCTGGGGTTCCTGCGTCAGCCGTATTGCAAGTTAATGTTCCTTCAGATTGATTGGTTATTCGTGTACGACAAGTAACATACCCATTTATTTTCATTACAACCTCTGCACCTGTCCAATTTGGATTTCCAGTAAAAGCGTTATGAGTGATTGATGTAGTTCCTGTGTGTGAATCAATAGTCAAAAAACCGCCCCATGTCGCATCAGGATTTGGATACCTACCTTTTGAAGTATTAACCCCATTAATCGATACCATGTTACAGGTCGAAAGGGTTGAAACAGCATTGGTACTTTCCCAAATATTACTACCTAAATTAGTCCATGATGTAACGGTTGTAAATCCTGTTATAATTGGATCAGAACCAGTTCCATATTTAGTAAAAACAATAGGATTACCAGACGTACCAGATTGACCAAGTGTTAGCGATCCGGTAAATGTTTCTCCGGCATGAAAAGCAATTGTATCTCCTGCAACAAAAGTATGTTCGCTCACATCTTGCAGCGTGTGAAATGTTCCTGTACCGCTTGTGACAGTGTGTAATGCCGCATTAGCAAGCATAGTACAAAACAAAACTATTGTCAGAAAATAATATTTCATTGTACGGGCGTATCAGTGGTTTTGATATACTTAGAACCAGTATCATCCAATTGCACCCTACCAATATATAAAGTTCCAGTTAAGTCCTGATTTTGATTATCAGCAACCAAATATATATTAATCGAAGTGCAACCGGTAGGAACTGTAAATTTAAGACTTACGCGACTTACGGTTTCGCTTAACTGGCTAAAAAAACTAACTTTTTCTACGGGAAAAGTGTCATGATCTACGTCATAAACAGACCATTTTGCATACGCCAAGTCACTTGATTTTTTAGCATCAAATGATAAAGTGTATTCCAAACCAGCAACAACAGTTATAGAACTAACTAACCTTAATATCTGATTTGAATTATCGGTTGGAACTATGGATTCTAATGTGTTATTGCCGTCTAGGTCAAGTCCTTGATTCGGTGTTATTGCAACATGATAAGCGTTCCAAGCAGTTGTTCTATCTAATTCTTCAGAATATAAAATTAGATTTTTAGGAGTCGGAACAGCACGGCTCGTGTATGTTAATTGATACAGTAACCCATCTTTTTCAAACGTACCATCTAGCAATGAATCAATTTGTTCTTTAGTATAAAAAAAATCAGTCAAACTATCTGGATTATCTAATCCAAGAGCGAGCGCAATTGCAGCCTTAGCTTCGGGATCGTTTATGTTTTTTGTTGGCATTTTGTGAATTTTTAAATCGTTATGTAATTTTCAACTCCATCAATAGTCATGGTTAAATAATATTTTAATCCGTCTACTAAACTGATAAAAAACAGTGCATTGTCAGGAGCCGTATTTGCCCCTTGTTGAACCCTCGATTGTACTGCAAGACTTAATGATCTTATTAGCATGTTCGTAAATTAATAGATTACTACTATACCCATGTTTGCAGTTGTTCCGGTTACCCAAACGCGCTTAACCCTGAACGCTGATATTTCTTTCTTATCAAAAGCAAGTGTGCTGACATTACCATTCTCATCAGTAACTTTAATGTTACCTTCCAAAAGCCGGGGTTGAATAAATCCCGGATGAGATAAATCAACCGTATCAGATAATACTGCAGCAATACATCCATTGCAAACGCCAACATTATCGAAAGGGACGGTTACCGGAACAGCAGTTTCACGAAGTTGAGCATCAGTTAATCCAACGGATACAGCTCCAGCCTCTGAAGCACAGAAAAACCCAATTGTTGCAGCTTCAAATTCAGCGATCGACGCATAAGGATTACCATTTTCTTTTAAATAGTCAGCAAATGTTGCTCCGTAATTAAGTGATATGTCGCGGTTAAATACTGCATGTATTGTTACATTGTCGCCCACAATATCGATTCGGTACGACCCAGCAGGGCAAACGCTTTTTACTGAACTTCCAAAAATCCAGACTGAATCAGTTGCCCTTTGAAAAAGATAAAATTTTGTTGTCATTATTTAAACTTTTTTAGAGTTAATGTTTGAGCAAATATATAATGGCAGGCATGTAAAGGAAAGGACAAAAAAATCATATTATAAAATCTTCATCGCAGTGTAATTTACCACAGCATCGGCATTGATACGGGCAATTTTTTCTACCAGTTCGGGCAGATATTGGTCGAGTACCGGGTTAAACCATTCGACGGCCACACGCGGATGAACCTGTGAACCTTTAGCAGTTCTATTTACAAAGCCTGTGCCGCTGGCATGGTAACCACGGCCAACTCCTTTATGCACAAATACCCCATGCCGCTCGAATTTAAAGGCTATTTTGGTGATGGTATCAATATCTTTTTTTGTATAACTGCCAATGGAGTCGGCCAGTTTCTTCTCGGTTTGTTTACCGTGATCGCGGATTACAAACGGATCTGTTTTACCATCGGAGAACCAACGGGCACTGGAGCGCAAGGCGCGGCGAACTTTAGGAACCCACATTTCAATTAATTCGTTTTGCTGCACTCCGGCCAGCATATCCTGAAGTGTTTCCTGTTCGCTCCGATTAACCAGTATAACCGGTTTCGAATTGCCCGTAATACGGCCACCTCCTACACGGTTGCCGGTCATTCGGTTTATGCCGTCGTTCTCTCTATTCGGATCGTAGCCCATGGTGCTTAATTATTCGCTGCCAACAGGTAGCCATTTCGTTGGATCGATGTCGTTTGCCCGGGGCGATGTTAGCGTGTAAGTAAAGCGAATTCCGTAACTGCCATCGAGTTCGTTGGCTATTAATGTAGCTTCGGAGGCGCTGAACTGGAAGTCACGGATAACTGGAGCCTGCGGATTATACTTATCGGTTTTCATCTTCACGAGAAGTTCATCACCAATTTCTTCCATGTGATCCCATACATCGTGGATGGCATCAAAGTCGGTCGGGTCCTTAACATGATCGAGCAACATAAAAGCGCCGCGGCGGTTCTTCAGCAAATTATCAGACTTACTATCGGTAAAGTCGTAGCCATAACCTTCGAGTATCAAGAACGGGTATTTTACATCGGTACGGTTAATTCCGGCCAGTACTTCATCCACTTCCATCCGGAAGAAATGTTTTTCGTTGTTGGTATGCCCAATGTCTTTATGTAGGCGGGCAAGGTTTTCGAAGTAGGTAACAAGTGCTGAAAATTTGATGTTCATGGTGTTTAATTTTTTGATCTGGCTGATTCTTTGTATTTGCGGGTCATGTAGGCAAATATGGTATTAACGGGTTTCGATGCCCATACGTCATCGTGCAGAATGTCGTCGCCTACAAAATTCTGAAAGACTTTGATCCATACAGATGAATCACGTGTTGTTTTTTTATCAGATCCCGAAATAAGTTCGGGATGACTTTCCGCTTGAATTTCATTTCGGCGCTGAAATATTAGCGGATAAGCCAGTGATAACCATTCGTGTATGAGCTGGTAGTTGATTACAATGGCTTCGCGGGTTGTGCGGTCGATTTTGCCGACTGCTGAATGTCGTTTCTGTATCAGTGATTCATCAAATTTTTCATCTATCCGGAGATATAAAGCGGCAATGAATTTATTCAGATCGTTTTCGTCATTCGACTCCAGGTAGTTTGAAAAATAAGTGTCCGCAAAAATAAACTGGCCGAAAGTAACTCCCTTCAGTTTTGGCTCTGGAGCATGGAGTAAAGGACCCCGCATACCATATTCACGTGCCGGGCGGATAACCTTCGAAAGTCGTATTTCCTGAATAATAAATTCATGAAATGCCCGTCGATCGCTGATAAATTCGAGTTGTTCCATCAGCTTAAACCGTTCGTAATCGTCGGTGCGTTTCAACACCCGCATGGGCAACCCTGACATGGATTTTAAAAATGCCAGATCGGATATGCGGTTTTTATATACGCAGGCAATGGCAATTAATTGCTTGGCCGATACTTCGCCCCAGTTCTGCGGAAAACTTCCGGATACCGTTCGGTAAGCAGGGATAAATACGATAGGGCGGTATTTAATTGTTACTGGTTTCATGCCCAAAAAGTTTTTTTACCGGTATTATCTCTGCGAAATACGCTTCCTGTTTGGCCTGAATAGTTTGGCCAGACATCGGCATTTGCAGCGAGATAACTTTTTAGCTGATCGAGATAAGCATTTCCTAAACTGCGGTTACGGGCAGCGAGCAGGGCAATGCGATCGGAATTCGTTACCTGTTTGTTTTTGCCGCTAATGCTTATTGTCGATGTACTTTCGAAATACAATCCTTTTTCGCCTAAATCAGCACCCGACTCTTCCATCAGCATGGCTGTCGACAGGTAAGCAATGGGGTTGCGGATGTAACCGAGCAATGCCAATACTTTAGCTGCAGGTGCATCTTTCACCATTTCCGCTTTTACTTCGTCGAAAATGGCCGTTCCAAGTATGGGCCGTATCTCCATGTCTTCAATCAATCCGGAGTACGATTTCAGACGCAAAAATGTCAACCGGCTGTTATTGATGAAGTAAATGGATTCGAAAGTCTTTGTATCGGGAATAAATGCTGCTTTTAGTACGGTCCAGTTTGATGATGCTTTGAATTCACCAAAATGAACGATTTCAGTTTCAATGAATTCCAAAACTTCGTCCATCGCATTGAACCCTGCTGTTTTGAAATATTCCTTCAGTTCGTCTTCCTGATAATGGTAAAGACTTTTGGTTGTCGTCGATTCGGTTCGTTTAAACCCTCCGGATGAGATCGTAGCATTCAAGACCTGAAATCCTATGAGGTACGCCAGATGAATAAGCGACTTCTGAACTTTTGGAATGAGTAAAGTCATAGCCTCACGGGCATCAATAATAGCTTCATCGGTTGGCGAATCTGTAGGCGGATTCGAATAGAAATCCTGAATTTCTTCGAATAGCGCCGTTCCCAAAAGCGGACGTATAAAAGCCACCTCGGCATTCGAAATGTGTGGTGCAAGCTGATTAAAATCTGATCCGACACCAATGGCCAGATGTTGCTGAATTTCGTTTATCGTTTTGAATAGCATGGCGTATATAGTTATGAGTTATGACAGCGTTTTAGTTGTTCCGGCGCCGGAATCGAGTGTGGTAAGCACGGTGTTACGGAAACGCCATTCGACCGATTCGTTACCACCATTAAACCGGTGAACGGTTTCAATCGGATCGAGAATACCCTGACGATCGAGCCAGGCATTAGCCACGTTCACCAGGTAAGCCTCACGAATGTTCGAACCTCCCTGGTTGCCGGCATAAGTTCCTCCGGGCATCCCGGCACCCATTACGTTAGGGTTAACCATGATGGCAAACATGATCTCGCTGTTGGCTGCTGCAGAAGTGATCAGGTTTTGCTCGTTGCTCAGTTTATTCTCCAGCGGTTTAATGATCCATTGCTCTTCGGCCTTTCCGTTTTGTGGGTTGATTTCGAAGAACGTAAAGATCGGTTTGTCGGCATTATCGGTTCCACACAGGTTATCTTCAATGCTATCCATATAATCGTTGATTGCCTTTTGACGTAATTCGGTTGATGCAAATGTATTCTTTGGAAACTGACGATCCCAGAACGAATAAGGGATTTGGATGTGCCATTTCCATGTGATTTGGTTGGCATATGCTTTTTTCAAAAAGTTGGGAATCATTCCGGCGATATCGACCCATCCGGCCAGATAAGAAGCATACCACAATGGCGCGGAGTAATATTCGTTGTTGCTCCACGAATCGCGGATACACATGATATATGATTTGCCCTTGGTTTGATTGCCAAAGCGACGGCGTTGCAGATCGGCCAGCGGGTCGTATTCGTCGAGCACATCAATAACGGTAAAATTATCGCCTGAAGGAACGTCGGGCCATTTGCCTGACACCACACATTTTTCGACTACACCCATGGCATTGGCAACAGCAAGGCGGCAATACTTTGCATTGATGGTATTGATACCAACGATTTTATCACCATCGGAATTCATCAATAACTGAACGTAACCGATGCCCAGCTTCAGGTAATCGCGCAGGGCTTTTTCCATATAACGGCGAACCATACGGCTATTGGCAAAAACGGCCAGTGTTTTATCGGCAACGGCTTTTAATACCTCGTTACCTTTCTCGTCGTAGCCATCCACTTCGCAAGGGAAAATACCCTGACCAAGCGTAAAGTTACGGGTAAAACGCAATCCGGTATTGAGTACACCAACCTTGTTGATGATTTCGTCGGCTTTTGTTGGCCACAGATTACCTGGTCCCCAGTCGGCAATCACGATATCGCCAACTCGCGTTCGATCCAAATCGATTTCGGGTGGTTTTGGCGATGCCAGTTTTTTAGGTTGTTCGGTAGGGCCACCTTTTGTAACACCCATATAGCTTCGTCCTGAAACCATTAACGGGTCGCCTTGCTTATTCCAAAGTATTTCTGCCATTACATTCGTATTTTTTTACCGTTCCATTCAATTAAACTGTCGATGTGCACCGGAGTAACATGTCCGCATCCTTCGCCCTGAGCATCAACCGGAAGTACACCGCGCATCCGGTTTTCTTTCATGTTCATTTTTAACCCGGCAGCAACGGCACGGGGCATGAATACCAGTTCACCGTCTTTCTTCACAAATTTGAGTGAGAAGGTAACTTGCTTACCGTTGGGTGTTTCTTTAACCTCGTATTCTTTAAGCGCCAGGTTACGGCGGATGGTGATGGGCTTTTCTGCCATGTATTTGAATAATGAATTATTAATGATGAACCGAAGATATAGCGCAGGGCAGCGTATAGAAAGGACAGAAAAAGTATTAGCGAACAAAAAAAGCCCCGAAGGGCTAGAATAAAGTGAGCTGTTGAGTATTTACCAGAGTGAGTAAATCGTCAAACAGATCAGACGGTAGTTCGTTCCATTCCGGAATCGTTACACTTTTTGGTTTTTGCGTTACGTTTTCGGGCATTTTTAGTACGATAACGCTTTCTGATTCGGTAATGGGAACAATATATGGTCCTTTTCCCGATGGATGAACCTTTACTTGCCAGGCACCATAAAACTGATTAGATAGTGAGTTCATCCAGGCAACTTCTCCAAACATTGTATTCAGGCACATGTTGATCAGGCACATCATACAGCAGTTCTTATCCACATCTGCACCGTAGAAATATGCAAACCGATTAATCTTTGCTGCGGCAAGTAATGTTCGTCCCGATCCACAGGCGCAATCTAATACGCGGGATCCGGTTTCAATCGGGCCGGTCATACGTGCCATCATTTCGCAGATTGGCTCTGGTGTGAAAAACTGGCCATTGTGACCATGTGAGACATGCTCCATAAAGAATTCGCCGAAAACATCTTTCAAGCCTTCACCGTGGTTATCCATTTCCATCACCAGTGCGCCAAATGCTTCAGCCATCAGGTACGCTTCCGGTTTATCGTACTTCCGTACAATTTCTAGGTAACGGTCTTCCATCGCCCCGAGTGATAAGGCGCAAACTGCCATTTCCAAAAAGTCGCTGAATACATTACTGATGCTGTTCCTACGCGCTAACTGCTGCATGTACTGGGCAAAGCTTTTCTGTTTTTCCATGAGTTTTTTTTACATCAAGCCTTCGTCGGCAAATGAGAAGTAAGATTCTGATGTAAGAATCAGGTGATCCAGTACCGGGATATCGAGAACTTTACCGGCTTCCCTGATCTTCTTCGTCAGATCTTTATCGGCTTCGCTGGGTATCAGGTTCCCTGACGGATGATTGTGTGCGAGAATTATGCTACAGGCGTTGGATTTCAGCGCAGTTTGCATGATTATTTTCACATCGGCCATTGTTCCGGAAATGCCGCCCACTGAAATCTGGCAGTAACCCAGCACTTTGTTATTCCGGTTCAAGCATAGTATGTAAAAGAATTCACGGTAGTCGAGACTTGGAAAAACATCTTTCAGACAGGCATAACCATCGGATGAAGTAACAACCTTTGGTAATTCGGATGCTTTGTACTTTGGTTTATACGTGATTTCGATTTCGGCCAAAGTTGAATTGTACATTGGTACCGTGGTAAATAAATTTGCTTGCATTCGTTGCACCGCTGCCCTGCGGATCTAAGTCGGTGAGCCTCTTTATATTTATTAGTTTGCTTTCTTTCCTTTATTTTATTCGGATTATTCAAAGCCCATTGCTTGCTCTTTTCTTTATCGCATTCCTTACATGAGTTGAAATAACCATCAGTATTTTTTTTGGTCTTATAGAAATTGTCAATTGGCTTTTCTATATTACAAATACGACAGGTTTTGGATATAATATATTCCATTGGTTTAATTTCAAACATTATACAAATGTATTTTAATTTCTTTACAAATCAAGAAAATAAAAGAAAAATATTAGTTGTATAATAAAATTCTTTTATATTATATTTGTGATTATAAAATACGTATATCATGGTAAAGAAAAACATTAATTTTCAGGCAGAAGAGGATAATATTAAAGAGTTTGAAAAAACTCTTAAGGAGTTTGAAACCATTACTGGTATTGATTTAAAGAAAGGAAACTGTCTGGAAATTGCAATGAAAGAATATGTTGTGAAATTGAAAAAGCAGATTGAAGCTTTAAGAGATATTCAGTAATAAAATTACGAACGAAATAAAAGACCCGGTGAGTAGCCGGGTTTTTTTATGCCTATAAGTTGGCAGTCTCTTTTGGTTCTTTTCTCTGGTGCCTTGCGGAAAATCTAAGTAGCAAAATCAGAGAAAAGAACTGCGCAAAATTTTTAGGAGCGAAGCTGGTCCCTGAAAATTCAGACGTTTGCAAAACGGATGGCGCAAGGTTCTTTTTGGTCGCTTTTTCTTCCAAGAAAAAGCGTAGAGTATAAGTTTGACTCTATCCAGTTTATTTTCGTGTAAACTTCTGAATCCTATAACATTATGCAAATAAAAACGCTGAAACGTTTTTATTTGCCTCTGCGTTGCCGAACTCGCCCTAACCTTTCGAGCAGAAAAGAGGCCAGATTTCAAGCAAATATGAGGCGCTGGGTGGTGCGTGGTAATACGCGCTGTGGTGAATCTCACGCGCAGTCCTATGTGTGATGGGTTAGTCCTATTCTATGAATTACAGGCAAGGGCAGTCCTGTATACATCAACTTATAAGGATGATGGGTTGATACCTAGCATGAAGCAGCTTATCCGTTGGTTAACGGATGTGCTGCATGAGATTAAAGTCTTGGGCTTACGAATGTGGAGTTACCTGAACGATAAAGTATTTCACCATACTTTGTCCAGATGCGTTTATCGACAGCATCGCCGAAGTGTGTAGCTTCTTCGGGCAGGATCGTGTCCTTACGCTCTGATGATTTATCCTTGTCAAACTTACCATCTCTCTCGATTACACGAGTATTGTTCATTGATATGATAGTGTACTTACAGTTACGACCATTGATGATCACCTTTGGATAGCGTGGATCATTTCCTTTTAAGATGTTTGACCACAACAGATACTTATCGTGCTGTGGTGGTTCCATTCCTCTGTGTACTCTTGCTGTTACTCTCCATCCGCGCTTCTCCAGTCGTTCAATTGCTTGCTCGTTATATGGCTTTGAGTTCTTTACGTTAGGCTGGCGATGATCTCCGTATCTATCCCTGAAGTACATTAAGTCTCTGCATGGATGTTCCTTGTAGTAATCGCAGAACATATCGACCAGATCGTCAACGGGTACGCTCCTTGCATCCTGAGGCTTTATGCTGAATTCATTTATCACACAATCAACTGGCTCAACCATCTTTGTGGCAAAATTATAGTTTCGCTCCTGACCAATACTGAATAGATTGATCTTTGCTCCCCAGTCGGGAACTATCTCCAGTGGACGATTAGGATCGCAGTCCAAATCAAAGCGGCAATCAGATGTTGATAGTTGATCAGCATCCCAATTGCTATTCTCAGCAACTCCACGAATGAAATCATCATTATACGCATCGTAATAGATGTGCCTTTGGCTATCGAGTGGATAATAGCAGTCTTCTACTTTATCGATGATCCAGTTCAGGATCTCGATCATGAAGGTGAGCAGGCTTTGTTTTTTGTATTCCCGGATGATATACGACATGCCCAGGTTCTGCACGTTGTCGAATGCATTAGCCAAGGTAAACAGTAACCCATCTTTCGAAACGAATGGCGCAATCTGCTTTTTCAGCCTGACTGTTTCGTTCCAGATATCTTTAAACAAACGTTTATCTTCAGCAATAGCAGCTTCGATCACTTGTAACTGGAGCTTTACGATACGGTTCCAGATGTCGAAAATAGGGATTCCAGCTTCAGCCATGTAATAATCGCCGTATCGGAGCAACCACATTTGTTCGCGGGTATAAGGCATTGACGAAACATACCTGAATCCGTGATGCTGTTTGATGCGTTTTGGAGCTTTGAAGCCAAAATGTTCTTCGTTTCCACGGTTGGCTGGCGATACTTCTTCGTCGTAGCGTTCTTTATTCAAGGTAAGGGCTTCATCAACAATTTCACGGTCGAGATTGGGACCACGGGAAGATCCGGAGCGTTCCTGCGATAACATCATGAACCCGGTACCATTCGAAAAGGAAATAAAGTTTTCGAAGCCTTTTTTGGTTACTTTCTCATAAGGTTCAGCAAAACCAAGCCTTTTATCGGGTTGTCCGCCAATTTTGAAGTCTTTATCCTTCTCATAACCCAATTTTTCAAGAAACTTAAGTGTTGATGGTAAGGTTCGAGTATAAATCTGACCATAAGTACGGCCAGTGATGGAAGAGATTGATCGTGGCATATTTCGAACGATCTGGTTAATCTCCCATCCAATTTTATACGATTTCCCGGTACCACGACCCTCTATATCAACTTCGTTTTTGGCATCGTTGATAACCGATAATTGTTGTGGACCGTTTAGTTCAATCAGTTCGGTTATCATGTGTTCAATATTTCTTCGGCATCGGCTTCGGTGATTTCGTTACCGCCGTAAATTGCCCGGTTAAGTTCGCGAAGTGCCGATTCGGGTAAGTCCTTCAGATTATTGATGTCAATTTTTACCTTTCGGTTATCGTTTTGGATCAAAATATAGAACTGATGTTTTTCGGTGCGTTTTGGATCTGGAAGTTCTGTTGGCTTTTCACCAAGTATTTTAATCAGGTTGGCATGCTCCATGGCAATTACACGCCGATCTTTTTCAGATTCTGCATTGCGACATTTATCGATGTTTTTTACAATATCGCTCAATATCCAGTTTCGCCATAAATCGTAATCGAAGGTATGCAGGGTATTGAATAAACGAACAGCAAAGCGAAGATCTTCGTAAGCCTGTGCCCTGCTAATGTGCGGGTATTTCTGCTGATGGATGGCAACTGCCTGCTTTTGGATGGGGTTTTTATCCAGAATTTTTGAAGCCGAAACTACACGCTCCAGCATTTCCTTCTTTTCGGGTGAAAGTGGAGAAGTATCCGGATCAAGGACATGCGCTTTGATCAGTTCGTAGTTAGTATCTTCTAACGCTGTGCGTGACATCTTTCTTTAATTTTAGAATATGTAAATTTCAATAATCTAACTATTTGAACTGCAAGGAAACAATTTATCAAATGAGTTAAGAGCCAATATAGGCTTACTCTATTTCTGATCATGTCCTCAATTAAGGATAATGCAACTAAAATAAGCCAATTGATAAAAATCTGTTTTTTACTCATCTTGTACTTTCCCGTTTAAAGTTTAACATCATTTGCTGGCTCGGACTGGATCCATTATTAGCCGATTGCTTAATCGATTTTCGAAGTTCAATTTCAGACTGGAGCCTGCCTTTGTAATATGCAGCTACAATTGGCATTGATGTGGTATTGATTTGCACATTTATAATGAATCTGGCGGTATCATCTTCATCGAGTTCCAGATTTATAGCTATCATTTCCGGAGGAAAAAACAGTCCTGCCATTTCCTCCACCATGCTAAGTTGTTCCTCGTTCAAATTCATTTTCAAGTACTTTTAAGTCAAATTCAAAAACTTCAGCATCGGTAAAAATCGTGCCCCGTTCCAGTTTGGGGTTATCGGTTGCATTCTGGCTGGTAGTGATGCAAATCTTCCAGTTTTCGTTCCATATCAGTGCTACTTTGGCATGTACCGAAGTACAACGGTAATTAAAGCTCTCCGTGAGCATCTGGAAGGGTTTTGGGCTCATGCTCCGTACCCGGTTATCGATGATTACCCTGAACGACAACAATTCCTTTTTCTCTATTCGGTGCTGCAGCTGCTCAATGCTTTTCTGGCTGAAGCTGTATGAAGTCATGAAGCAATGAGCCGGACCGGTTTGTTTCAGAATGAACACAATTAGCCGCACCAGGTTAAAGTTTCCCCAGCTGTAAAAATGGGTTGTTTCCCCGGGGGCAAGCTGCCCAATGGCTTTGCTTAGGTTTCGTTCATCATCGGCCACAAATACTGATGCTCCATTTAGGCAAACTAATCCAACTGAATCGGGTTTTGCTCCTAGAGGCGGATAAGTGGTATTATCTCGATCCGGCTGATGTAAATATGTATTAGTTAGCATATAAGTTCTAAAATGGCAGGGTTTTGCCCCTGCCCAGATTTAATTTACAATCTTCCATACGTTTTCCCAGTTTCTCCCATAAGATAATACTCCTGCTGCTCAAAAGGCGTTACTTCTCGAATGAAAAAATGAGAACCGTTTTCAGCGCATAGTAGTGCTCTTATTCCTTCGTGGGATGTTTCTGGAAAATGATTTTCCATTTCATCTTCAAACTCGCTTGTCTCACCTTTTACAAGCAATGAATGACAACTTCCAAGTTCAAAATCTTCCGTTACTTTGTCAAATTTTGAACCTTCGTCTTTTCGACATTTCTCAATAATTCTTAAGTAAATCATTCTATGTGTATTTATATATATTTCAGTTCTCTTTCGGTGGAACTGATTAACCATTTAATTTATACCTTATTAAAGAAGCAATCAAAAAATCCACCCCAATACAAAACAAAAAGAACGAATGCTGTCCTTATAATTTGATTCATAGTATCGAAATGTTCATTTCTTGGTTCACCTTCGTTGATAATATTAATAATCAATTTTATCAAGTAAATTACCAATAATGTAATTTGTGGCCACATAGCTTAAAGTTTTAAAAGTTTATAATCAATCTCTTCAATCATTTTCAGGCGGGCCTTAATCCGGTTTTCAATCTTCATCCGTTTAGGACCGTTGGGCATCGGGCGTTTCACAGCTCCCTGCTTTTCGTTCTGATAGTCCAACAGACTTTGGTCTTTCGTATTGGCTGATTGCTGATTCTTTTTCATCTTCTTCAGTTGCTCGACATCATCGGGCAATTCAGTTTTTGGGTTTTCTTTGGGCGCTGGCCAAATCTCGGCTTCAGTAGGTACGAATCCGGTATTTTTATAAACCTCCTGAACATCGAATAAGAGCTGCAAGCGATCTGAAAGCGATTTAACGATATCAAATAACTGGGCGCGTTTGGTTTTTAATGCCTGACTATTGCCATCGGGCATTTCGCTCATAATGCGGTGCGTTTTACTGCGTTCCTGAAACGTTTCAGCATATTCAGCAATCACACGGCGAACAACAGGCGGGTATTCTTCGATCCGGGGTATTTCAATCGTTTCAGGCATGCCTTCCGGTGGTTCTGCCTTCGACATCCCGAGTACTCGGGACTGCTCAGGCAACGATGCGTTGAATATTGCTCCGCCCACTGAGCGTGTCGAAGGGAGCGATGTTTTTACTTCAGGAATTTGCTTCGTGCTTTTCAACTGCTGGTAATCGAGTCCTACCGATTTACACAGTTCGTAAATAATTTTGATGGAGTACCGGTTCTGATGCGCCGGAAAATCACGCTTCAGAAATACATTCTTACCATATTGCGTGTAGAGCGCTACGCCAACCTGGTAATTGCAACCATCGGAAATCCATTGCAATACTTCCTGTTTCACTTCATTTGATGCCATCGAATATCCTTTCTAATTTATATTCCAATTTTTTCCGTAATCGTGGGGTTTCACCATCTTCGAATAAATCGAGCAGGTTATTGCCTTTCATGTATTTTTTAAACAGATCTATTCCTGCTTTAAAGTCACGCGAACTTTCGAGCCAACTGTAAACGTCAATTATTTTTTCCTGAATGTCGTCTGATTCGTATTCTGTCTGATTCGGAAATTTGCTCCATAACCAATAAATTAGCGAGTTATTCAATCCCTGGTCGTTGAACGACATGAACCGACAGGCACTTAATCGTTCGTTCAATTCTTGAAGGGTATAATTCTTAAAAATGGTTTGCTTTTCGTTGGTAAGCTGTACTATTGAGTTTGAATTTTCTGAATTTCCGTACAGACTTTTCATGGTTAGGCCAATATCGGCGCCATAGTTGAAGCTATTCATTATTTCAACGAACCGTATTTTATTAATTAACATGGGTGTATGACAGTCAAAATTGAATGTCGTCAACCCCCGATCATACAGTATATGCATGGTTCGTTTTAGTCTTTCCCTCCAAAAATTCAATTTCCAAAAATCACGATCATAATCTTTCATATCACCTTTGTGGAATTGCGGAACTTCCAAAATTTCAATTGGATCCAGTATCAGGTGATCGTCGTTAATAAACAGAAAATTATCTGATAGCCGTTCGTCGGCGCAAGCCTTTAATACTTTTAGAATAATGTTTCCATCGGCATTTTTGGCGGGCTCAAATTCATCGTTAGCTTGGATGTGAATTATATTCTGTAAAAATTTGGGTTTTGCTCCAACCACAAACACATTTCTAATTCCATTAAGGTTACTGGCCAGACTGCGCAAACTAAAACGGAGCTCGTTGTCGTTCCAGTGCGATCCGGTGCCCAACACATAAACAACATCGGTTTCCGCAGTATATCCACTTCCTGCCATACTGATTTTGCGCTGTTCTATTGTTGGTTTTACTTTTGGTACCAGAACCGGCTGACTGGTGCCTATAAATTTCAAAAACATTTTTTCCTGAATGACCAGGTTGCGATGTTCCAAAATGTATTTACCTGCATTGACGCCCATATTTTCACGAAGCGATTTATGGCTGTGAAGCAGCGAAATACCATATCTGAAGTTTTGAATCTCGTAATCATCGTAACACGGTTCAGCCAAAATTTCACCTATATCCAGTCGTTGCCTTATCCACACGATAAGTCCGCGGCTTGAATCCAAAACCTCTGTAATTTCACCGAGCGAGGGCATTATACAAGGTATTTCTGCGCCCATCATTTCAAGCAAGGCAATGGGTAACCCTTCAGATGGCGAACAATTTAAACCGATATCAAAAGCTTGCATCAGCTCATATACCTGTTCAGAAATTACGTTGCCCGTGATGATCACCCGGCCTGTCAAACCAAGTTCTTTAATTTGTTTTACAATTCGGCGCTCATAGTCAATGCTTGAGGCATTATCGGCAGCACCACCTATAATGAATAGTTTAGATTGAATACTCGCGGGCAATCCTTTCAGTATTTTAAGTGCATCCATTGTATTTTTATCCTGGGCGATTCGGGTAATCATGCCAATCACAAAATCGTCTTTATCAAATCCAAACTTTTCGCGAACGGCCTCTCTACGTTCCAAATTTTTACCGACCAGTTTGGCATCCACACAATTGGGTATAACTGTAAACTTTCGGATATGCATCACGCCCTTAGCCACAAACGAATCGACAATCTTTTGGTGTATTGCATAAAATCCGTCGGTGTGTTGGTAATATTTAAGCATCTGATCATACACCCAGTTGATGTTGCTATGTATAATAGTCAGATAACGGAATCCGTATTTTTGTTTGAGAGAGATCACAGTTTGGGTAATACCAAACGAGTTACAGTTAAAAACCACATCGCAATCTTTTAGGTAGGATTCAATAACAGATGATTTTGGATTCATTCCAATTACTTCAATTTTTATTCCTGATGACTTTATAAAGTCAAAGAACATCCCCTTAGTTCCACTCAGTACGGTAACATCCATTTCGTTACGACTGGCCATCATTACGTGCTGAAACGAAACATATTCTGCACCGCCCACATTATTTACACCTATCAGAAATATGATTTTCATGGTTTCTTTTTACGCTTGGTTACCCTTTCGGTCTTCGTAGAGAAAACCTGTGTTTTAACTCCACAGCAATTTTTTGTTTTTTTGCCGCTTCCACACTTGCATTTCGAATTGCGTTCAGGAGTAATCGCGATTAGGGGAAATCCATCGCCTTTAAACATGTTGAATTCTCTTTTATCACTATTCATGCTATGCTTGTTTAATTTCAGGTAAAGAAAAGGCGCAGAAAAACGAGCAGAAAGGACAAACGGTCATAAAAAAAGCCCCGATTATTCGGAGCTTTACTTTTTGTATTTTCTTTTAATGGGAATTGAGGTTTTCAATTCATCGGGATTTTCTTCGGCCGGTGGCAAATGTTCAAAAACGGGATCCGATTCTGAAACTACTAAATCGGGTTCAGCACCGTACAATTCTTTTTTACCTTCTTCGGTGATTGCCAGATAGGGAAAATCTTCTTCGTAGAGCTGTTGACATATTTCAATTGAAATGTCATCCCTGCTAAAATCGATTTCGCCATGGCGGGGAGTGATTACCCTGCCACGGCGAATTCCGATCATTTTAAAATATTTGGTCCACATGGTGTTACCCACTTACGGATTCAGTCAGAGGAATACTTCCACCGTAAACATGGTTGTTTGCAGTTTTGTAGGTGAATTCAGCACTCATACCCTTACGGGCAGCAGTTTCTTTACCGGTTCCGTTACCATCAGGAGCCCCCTGATAAGTTGCCGGACGCATCGAATCGCCCATCAGGTATTTTTGACCTTCAGCATCGACCACGATAAACACCAGGTTATCGTTTTTAGCTGCGTTCATAAATCCGAGGATTTTCTTTTGCAGTCCTGGATGGAAGAAGTTCAGGTGCTGAACGAACGATTTAGCATCAACTTCACCAACCGTTTCAATGTTGAATTCGCCGGTGTCGTCGGTAATGTACAATTCGAACATGCGTTTGCCTGTTTTCATGGTCAAATCGCCTGTAAGAGTTGCGTTAGCTTCGAGCGTAAGTGGATTAACTGGCTTAGTTGGCCATGAGGCTACATCAGCATGAAATCCAAAATACACTTTCTGATTGATCCCGCCCATGTTCTCGCCATTGGGAAGGTTCTTATTGATATCAGTAAATTCGATTGACATGATATTTCCTTTTTTATTGAAGGTGAGTGATTATTTCTACCAGCCTATGCCTTCGACATACTCAGGCAACGGCTGATAGAAAATTATCTTAGTTTGAACCCGATCCGGTTGGTCGGATGTTAGTCCATACAGCTTGGTTGATACCAAAACCTAAACCTTCGGCCCAGTCGCCCATAACGGCTACGGCACGTTTGGCTTCTTCAATTTTCCAGCTGTTTTTGGTGGAAGTGATTGGAGAGAGGTGTAGGAAGTTTTCAGTTGGAGTACAGAAAATGTCGTTGGTTCCAACCATAGAGGCCAAACCTTTTACATTCATCGGAGTAAAGTCGACACCGGTAGTGATTTCGTTGTCGCCTTTCTTGATGTAGAAACCTTGTGAACGTTTGTCCTGAAGGTATTTCTTTACCCAATATTTGCTCATGCAAACATCCATTTGCACACCCTGATAGATTTCAGAAATTTTATCGGTGAATTCTTCCACCTGATCGAAGATGTTGGCTTCGTCTAATGGACCGATATTGATTGAATTTATGGTTTCAGCATCAACTCCAGCCTGAAGTTGTTTTTTCAAACCATCCATACCTGTTCCGTCGATACCGGCAACACCATTGGCAGGAGCAGCATAAACGCCTTTGTAGTACTCTTTCAGTTCCATGTCCTGATCAATCTGGCGATTGTAGTACACTTCGATCAACCATTTTACAAATGGCCATTCTTTGCGGTCGAGACCACCTTTTGCAAGGAAACCCAACCAGGTACCGTACAATTCGTCGGGCATGAATTCATCGTCGATTTTGAAACGGAATACGCGGATTTCGTTTGGAACGATTTCAACACCACCTTTTGGAGTGAATGCTTTTTGGAAGGGTTGCACCAGCGAGCGAAAGCTTGCATTGGCTAAACGGAAGATAGTGTCATCCGTTTTGATTGGGGTGGCGAGATCGACGATTTCGCGGCCCTGAGAGAGCATGGTAAGAATGCGTTTCTTGTTTTGTCCGGCATCCTGATAATAAGCGCCATACTCTGATACGATAGCAGAAGTAGTGATTGTCATGGCTATTAAGGATTAAATGTTTGCGTCAACAGCTTTGTTGTGCGGAAGATTGTCGATGGCTTCCCAATCAACTTCTTCAGTAATCGGATCGGTACTGCCCAAATTTTGAGCAGGAGCAGCTCCCGGTTTAGCAGCCAACAGTGTGCGGATAGCCTGAACTTTTGCTTCAGGAGTTTCAGCGCTGGCAATGGTAGGATCAATGGCGTTGAACGGATTCAAAGCATTGGTAAGTTCGTTACGGGCGGTATCGCGTTCGGCAGTTACTGCAGTTATGCTTTCGGTTGCCGTAGCAAGTTCAGCAGTAACAGCGTTAATAGCCGTTGCGTGTTCGCTGGTTAAAGTGTCAATCTGTGCAATTTGGCTATCTACCAACTCCAGCTGGTCCTCATTGAGGAATACGCCTTCTTCGGTAGCTTCCAAAGTTTCCACATTCAACACTTTATTCACATTCACGAATTGTTTCTTCATGGGAATAAATGAATTAAGTGTTACTTTATTATTTTGATTACTTGTTTTTTTGGTGGGTTTGAAGTCGGCCAGTGCAATAATGCGATCCATGGCTACACTGAATTCGCCAATCGAATCAACGAGCGTTCCAACACAGTCAGAAGCGAAATAACTGCGGCCTTTCAACTGTTCAGGTTTTACTGCTGATCGATTGCCGGTAACGTCTGTTTTAAATTTGTCATTCAATGGATTTAAAAAACGGACTTTAACGAGGGTAAAATCAAATTCATCGATTGCTCTGGTATACTCTTCGTTTTTCTCCTCTGAGCCATCGGCGTAAATCGTTACTTGAATTTCACCATCTTCATTTTCTTCAGACTTGCTTTTACGACCTTCGTAAACGGCCATAGTACCAATACAGCCAATGATATCATTAGCGCGACTGGCAATAATTTCTTTGGTATAGCTGGCAATGTAATAAGCGGCCGAACAGGCCATACCGTCGACCCAGGTAATAATTGGCTTTTTACATTTCAGGATAGCATCGGTTAATTCAGGAACAGCAATAGCCTGACCGCCGCCTGATTCCATAACTATAATGTGACCGATTACGTTTTCTTCGGCATCGGCACGAAACAAGCGATTAGCATAGGTGCGGGTTCCTCGCGGTCCGCATTCCTGATCATGTTTTGTCAATACCGAGCGGATTGGCAAAACATTCACTACCTTTTCTTTCTCTGGCTCCTGATCCATTAACTCGGGCTGATCGTCGGCATAGTAACCCATAACCGTTGACTTATCAGCTGCTGAAATGGAATAAGGTTTATAGTATTCGGGCTCTTCGGCTTTCTCGATGCTGGCTCCTGCCATGAATCCCCTGAAGATGGGAAGCAACGACCTGAACGTGTTTGCATCGACCTGCCAGGGGCTGCTTACTATATCTTTTAAGAATAAATAGTTCATAACTTGCTGTATTTTCAGCAAGTTTAGGGCACAAAAAAGGCGGTCGAAAGGACATCGACCGCCTGTAAAAGCAGAAAACACGAGGTTTTCGGCTTATTCAGCAAATGGATTACTGATAAACTTCGCCTTCGACAGCTGGGTGCCGTAAAACGAAACGCTATGCCCGTTGCGTTCGGGAGTATCAGAACCGGTGTTCAGATCGAAAGCAACACGCAAGGGGATATCAACTGTTCCGGCCACTTTATACTGTTCATTCTGATCGAGATAAACCACGATCCATTTCCGGCCAGACATACCTTCAATAATGATTTGGGCTTCGGGTGAGTCCTTCGGTACAAAAGCGTTCAATTCGGTTTTGTAGCTCAATCCCGATTGGGTGTTGTTTTCTTTTTCGGTAAACGACATGCTCCCTGGTGAGCAATACATTTCGACGATATCATCCTGAGATGAAAAACTGACGGAGTCGATTCCGATGATGATATCGGTTGGTGGAACCGCCCAAATTTTCAGGAGTCCACCCATGTTGTCTGAAGGCTTATTCAACTGTTTCATATTCTATTTTTTTTGGTGTCACATTGTCCTTTTTGCGGGACAATGTGAGCATAAATAATTCGTCTATTTTACCAATAATCTCAACAAAAAAATCAATCTGGTTTACCGGCCTACGGCGGTAATATTCTTTCTTGATCGACTCATAAGGCCAGTATTCTTCTTCCATTTTATAATGCACCTGGTATTTCTGGATGCTGTCTTTAATCGATAGTCCAACACCCCGGTAAATATTCACCACATTGTGCATGTTACATTTAATGATTGATTCAAATGACTTTCCAAATTCAACCACATCAGTGCGCGAGAACTCCCAACCGTAACGGTAGAAATCTCGCTGTGATATTACAATTTCAATTGTTTCAGTGTAAGTACACAATTTATTTTCAAATTGTTTATCATACTGAGTGCGCGGTTTCTTTAACGAGCGGCATACAACCTTGTGAATTTCGGGGTGATTGGTGAAATCTGCAGGTAAACCGTAGTTCAATTCGATAAAGCGCTTTACGTAAGGCTTAACTGGTATGGAAACTACAAATTTATCGGGTGAAGTCATTTTTACATCGCGTTATAGGATTAACACGGTGAATGAAGCGGTTACAATATAGAAATTAATTTTAATATGTATGGTTCGAAAAACATAAAAAGCCTGCTCAACTACGAACAGGCTTTTGTTAATAACGATTTTAGTTCAACAACTCCAATACTTGAATCAAATTCTAATGTTAGAAATTGGTGATTGTATTCTGCTGATAAGATTATCAGAAAGATGACAATAGAGCATCGTTGTTTTAACATTGTTGTGGCCTGCAATTCGCTGAATGAGGTTTATGTCTGTGCCCTGCTCAACCATGTGCGTAAATGTGCTATGCCTGATAAGATGAGTGTAAACTCGCTTTTTAATTTTTGATTTTGCGGCTAATTGCTTCATTACCTCTAGTACGCTTCTGTCTGAATATTTTAATCCAAACTGACCATTCAAAACATATTTTTCAGTGTGATATTCTTTGTAATAACTTTTCAGTAGTGGTATTATGGTTTCGGGTAATGCAATTTGTCGGTCTTTGCGCCCTTTTGCGCAAATAATGTTGATTATCATTCGGCTGCAGTCGATGTGACTCCATTGCAGATTTATTACTTCAGAAACACGCAACCCACAGGAGTAAATCAATGCTAAAATAGTGCGGTGTTTAAGGTTTTCGCAAACATCAAACATTTTTTGTATTTCATCCTGACTCAAAACAATTGGCAATTTCTTTTCAGATCGTGGATATTCAACATTATCGAGCTTTCTCGGTTGATGTCCAACCTTTTCGTAAAACAACTTTATTGCACACAAATAAGCCTTATGAGTATTTACTTGCTGTTTTGTTGATAGAAACTTTTTAATCTGAACAGCAGAAATCTCACTCGGTTTTGTTGCTTCATCTTCAAAATATTTGAGAAACTTACCGATACAAGAAACGTAATTGCTTATGCTTTCCGGAGAGTATTTTTTGTACTTCATCCAGTCGGAAAGTTGCCGTTGATAGTTTCCGATGTTCATGCTGTAAAGTTTTAAATGTTAGTTTGTTGTGAGAATAAAATACATATAGTAGTTAACTGCAAGGCTAATTTGCGTCCGTGCATTTTGAAAAAGTCAGATTTAAAGCGTTCATTATCGCTTCGAGCTTGTCAGAGCCGAGAGCATGTTTTCCGCTCTCGAACTCTGAAATTGTGGCTTTGCGAACTTCAATTTTTTCGGCAAGTTCTTTTTGAGTTATATTTTGCTCAATTCTTGCAGCCTTGATGGCTTCGTTAATTTTCATTTTCTTCGATTAATTCAAAATTCCAAACGTCATAAGAGAAACTACCTTCAAAATTTTCAAACAGTCTGTCAATCTCTTCAAGTGTCAGGCTGTTGTTGTAACTATCCAACCAGGCGCGAAGGTAGGTTTCAGTTTCCTTCAACATTTTAGGATCATTTTCATTTTCACCAATGAAATTTGAAATTTCAGTTCCTTTGCGTTCGCCAGCTTTTGTTTTGATCAATAAGTAAGTTTTCATTTTAAATGGTTTTAATGGTTATAATGGTTATTATTTTCTTAATGAGCTACCTGCTTGTCTGAATTTTGCATTTGCCATGTATGCTTCAGCTCTATCTGATTCTTCTCTTGTCATTTCTGATAAATAATTTTCGGGAGCTGCGTTGTATTTTCTTACTTTCTTTGCTTTTGGGGCTGCTGTTTCAATTCCTTCAGTCATCCATTTTGCAGTTGCAATCATGTACATTTTGCCGTTGTCGCATTTGAAAGTCATGTTATCAAAAGAAACTACTGTTAAAACTTCATTTCCTAATTTTCCTTTTTGTCCGATTTCTAAAGTTGCCATGATGTTTTGTATTTGTGATTGTTTGATGAAGTAAAGATACGATATATAGTAATATCATGCAAGCTTTTTTGCAATTATTTTTCGATATTTCGTAATTATTTTACTTGTTTGTAACAATTGATACAAAACGAAGCCCAGCAGTTAACAGCAAAGTACCCGCAAGTCTGGCAGCAGTGCGGTGCGGTCTGCATTTATTCGCCCGGTCTTTTGCTCTGACAAGAAAGGTTTCAGCCCGTAGTCCAGCCCTGACGTGTACTTGCAGACCGTTATGCACAACTTAATTTGGCGTAGTGCATTTTGATACATTCAAAAAGATAATGAGAAATTATCGGTTGAACCGCATTACCTATTGACTGAGTTCTGTCCATCCTATCGGGAATGACATTAGATTTTCCAGCAAATCGGGGTGAGGGTAAAGACTGTCTTGTTCTCCATCCCGGATATACTCGTGTATATTTCCCCTGTAAGTAGGGCTTCCGAAATACCGATTCCGTGCAGCTCCTTTTGCTGTCGATTTCGTTGGTGTAGGCAATACAATATAATCGCTCTCTACCCTGTTGTATTCCAAAGTCGGTGCCAGATAAACATTGCCATTCTGCATAATACCCGATTTTGGAAAGGTCGCAAAGGACTTGCTCAAATCCTCGAACAAGGAGCATTGGGCTGTTTTCAATGATAATGTACTTTGGTCTAACGATCCCACAAATACGGTACATTTCAGACCATAAGCCGCTTCTTTCACCTCCAATTCCGATACCTTTTCCAGCAATACTGATGTCCTGGCAAGGGAATCCACCGCTAATGATGTCAACAAATGGCGGGTTTTTATACGTTCTAATATCTCTATTGATTTCGTGTTCATCTCCAAAATTCTTTTTAATAATACTTGTTTGAAAATCTTCAAATTCGCAACTAAAAACCGTTTTGATTCCAGCCATTGCAGCACCTAATCCAAAACCTTCAATCCCGCTGAACAGAGATCCATGTGAAAGCTGTGCATAACTTCGCATACCCGCAATTGGGGTATCGGTGCAGGTTGTTACTGTATCTGTATCTATTTTCATTCGTTAAATTTGACAGGTTATTACTTTCTATTCCCCAACTTCGTGTATGCTACACCGTTAGCAACAAGCGTAAGTGCTTCGTTGATGGTGATCTTTATCTTCTTGAATTTTATTCTCTTTTCTGTCTTGCTATTTCTTTAAATCTTTCTCTTGTTTCTGCATTTCGAATCTCTTTTCGATCATCTAATTTGTCAAGAGCTTTTATATCGCCAGACTTTGCCATTTCGAATAATTTTAAATCAATTACATAGTCTGCCATATCGCAGCCTTTTTGATATAGCTTATAAAAATCAGATGTTTTATCTCTCATTTCATTTGCAATTTCAGCTTCTTCAAGATTTAGAATATTGGCCATTTTCAAAGCATCATATGTAAATACTCCGAAATTGATAATCTGCTCTTCGTTTTCTTTTTCGATTTTCATTTTTTTAAATTTAAAGTGTTAGTAATCCATTCTTTATGAAAATTGTATGTTGTTTCATTATCCTCAATCAAATATTGCTCTATCCTGGCATTATCGGATAAATTTCCGCTCCCTTCAAAAACTATAAATTTCAAATCCTTTGTTTTTGCAATAAAAACTTTCGCGTGATTTACAGCAAAAGAAACTTCTACATTTTCTCTTTTTTCGGCATACATAATCAGTTCTTCGGCCCAGCGTTCATATCGTTTGTTTTCACGAAAAAACGAAGAAATCAAAATCGAACATTTAATATTTCCGGCATCAATGATTGATTTTAGTTTGTTGACTGACAATTGATTCATTCGGTAAACAGCAATATAAATCTCAACTAACTCATATCTTTTAAGCAAATATTCAATTACGACTATTGCATTAAAAGATTGTTCCGTTACCATTCGATATTGAACATTTGGGGATAAATCATCTCCAATAATGTCAATGAAATTTTTAGTTTTCTTGCAAATAATCTCATCATATTTGACTCTTTGCAAATAATCCTTTTTCGTTTCTACTTTTTCGTTTAAATCGTACCAAGGCATATTTTTAGATTTAAGTTGATGAATGAACGCCTAGTTGCTAACTTCAGCTATCCGGCAAGTCAGGCAGCCGTAGTTTTCGAGCGTTGCAGCCCGTATCAGCCAGTTCTCGGACAGGAAAGTGAATCGCTTCGCATCCTGCCCTGCGTATAGCTTCCACCGTTATAACCAATTTTAATGTATCTGACAGATTATCTTTCGACACTCGATACATCTGTAAGTTTTGCTGATTGTTGTGTAATTAAAACCATCTGCGATATTGGTATTTTCGCCATTGCCGTTAAAATCACATTGATAATCAACCGTGCCAGATATTTTGACTCGGCTATAATAACCATACGTGCTTCCGCAATGTGGACAGGCTGAAAAACTGGTTATAACAGCCAAATACCCGTCAATTGGGGTTTCGGTGGTTTTCGTTTGTTCATTCATTTTTTAAGTTTTATTTATGTTTGACAAATTATCTTTCAAATCCCCAACTGCGTGTATTGGCGGGAGCGTTAACTGCAAGGCTAATCTGCGTCCGTGTATTTTGAAAATGTCAGATTTAAAGCGTTCATTATCGCTTCGAGTTTGTCAGAGCCGAGAGCATGTTTACCGCTCTCGAACTCTGAAATTGTGGCTTTGCGAACTTCAATTTTTTCGGCAAGTTCTTTTTGAGTTATATTTTGCTCAATTCTTGCAGCCTTGATAGCTTCGTTAATTTTCATTTTCTTCGATTAATTCAAAGCTCCAAACGTCATAAGAAAAACTGCCAGCGAAGGCAGAAAACAAATCGGCAATTTCTTCATCCGAAATGCTTGTATAACTATTCAGCCATTCAGTTAGGTAAGTTTTCACTTCAGCCAACATTTTAGGATCATTCTCATTTTCACCAATAAAATTTGAATTTTCAGTTCCTTTGCGTTCGCCAGCCTTTGTTTTGATCAATGAGTAAGTTTTCATTTCTTTTATAATTTAGTGTTAAATAATATTTTAAATTGTGGGTATTTATCTCTAAATTGACGTGTTTTGACTGTGTTTTTATAAGCTGTATCCAAATATTCATTAAAGCTCATAGATAAACAAGTTCCATTTATTGAATTAATATAGTTTGCAACTTCATCATAAACGTAAAAAAAAGGGACTTTCTTTATAATCTTTATGCTTCATTACATAAGGGGCGGCCTTATATCTAAATATTATTTCAAATCGTTTAAAAAGTATTTCCAAATCGGTTAACCAGTAGTTTTCAGATTTTTCATTATTTGGGTTAAACCCGCAAAAACAATACAATTTCGTTCTTACCATTTTACATCAGGCTTTCTTTCAAAATACATTTCTGAAAACATTTTTAAATTTTCTTCAATTTTGGATTTATTTTCCCATAAATCAAATGCAAAATAATAAGTAAACCCGCCTTTTCCTCCATCATATTTTAACCTAAATAACCTATCAATTCGTTCTTTTGAAAGCAAGCGGATATCGAGTCCTTGTTTGTAATTAATTGGTTTATTTATTTCCTGAAACTTATCAAATATTTTAAAAAGCTCATTGTTTGGTAATCCTAAAACATTATCATCCAGTAAAACTATTTTTTTTCTTGAAGAATCATAAAACTCATCAATATGACTGTGTACTTTAACTTTATTACTATTAATGTTTACACAAAATAAGCAATGTCTAAAGCATCCTCTAGTAGTATAGCCAATTGAATAATCAGTATAAAACATTGTGTCTTTTATAATTCTATAAGCTGAATTATAAGCATCGTAATCAGGTTTTGTGTGTTCTATTTCATAAGGCAACGGTTCTGCTTTATCAAAATAAAATCCAGTGCCACCAATCTTTACATTTGGTAAATTATAAACAAATGAAGGCGTTGGTGTTTCGGTAAAAGCTTTTGAAATATAAATCTTATCGTATTCTTTTTTAAAGAGCGCTAAAGGGTTTATTTCATTAAAAGTAGCTATTTCTACGACATCTCCTTTGTTTTTATGAAATGCAGATAGTTTCATAATTGCCAAGTTGGGGAAATTATGATTATCTCTCATTAGTAGATCATTGTCAATTAAAGCTATATTCATATTTTTATTATTTTCTTAATGAGCTACCTGCTTGTCTGAATTTTGCATTTGCCATGTATGCTTCAGCTCTGTCAGCTTCTTCTCTTGTCATATCTGTTAAATAATCTTCGGGGGCTGCGTTGTATTTTCTTGCTTTCTTTGCCTTTGGAGCTGCTATTTCAATTCCTTCAGTCATCCATTTTGCAGTTGCAATCATGTACATTTTGCCGTTGTCACACTTAAAAGTTGGTTCAGAAATAGAAACTACTGTTAAAATTTCATTTCCTAATTTTCCTGTTTGTCCGATTTCTAAAGTTGCCATGATGTTTTGTATTTGTGATTGTTTGATGAAGTAAAGATACGATATATAGTAATATCATGCAAGCTTTTTTACAATTATTTTTCGATATTTCGTAATTATTTTACTTGTTTGTAACAATTGATACAAAATGAAGCCCTGGCAGTTAACTTCAGCTATCCGGCAAGTCAGGTAGCATCGGGTTTCGAGCTTTGCAGCCCGTATCAGCTACTTGGCGGACAGGAAAGTGAATCGCTTCGTAACCTGCCCTGCGTATAGCTTTGGATGTTATTTTTTATCTTCCTATAGTTTAACCTTTTAATTACGTTAATAATGTCGCCAATGTGTCGGAATTTGATCTTCGGCTTTCGATAGTTCGAAGTTATCATTGTCTTCATCGGCCTGTCTTGTCATATAACAATCATGCTGACTGCAAAAATATGCTGATACCCATCCGCTTAAATCACATCTATAACCTATACGAATACCTTTTGGGTTGAAATCCAAGTGTATCCACTTATCGTTCTGTAATAAACATTCAACTCCTAAAGGTGGAAGTTCATCCGTAATTGGTTTAAATTGTTTTGATTCTTTGGCATACTGATAACATAACAACTGTATTTTATACAGTGCCATTTCGCTCATTCCGAATTGTGAATGAATTTTTTGAACTTCATTTTGAATATTAATCATATCATTTATTTAAAAAGGTTTGTTTCAAATAGGTCTATTGTCGGTCTAAAAATTAACGTTATTTATTTCTAACTTTCTCCGCGGCTTCAGTAACTCTGGTAACCCGATAAACCCTTACAGGATATGATTTCATTTCTTCGGCAGATGTAAAGTCTTCGCCAATGGTGAGGCTATTATTATTTGCATCGAGCCAAATCAGTCGTTCAGCCCTTGTTTTTTCCGGAAGATAATTAGGAACCTTACGGACCCAATCTCGTTTGCTCTCCAGCGTTAAAATCAATTCGCCGTTAAAGCTTGGTTTTTCAATCAATGCTTCATATTCAGCTTTTGGTACGATCGCAAACTCTCCGGATTTAACGGTAAAGTCTTCAGGCATTTCGAACGTCCAGGTTCTTTCCTCGAAATCGCCTGTTAATGATTCTCCAAATTGTGTGTTCATTTTATTGATCTTTAGTTTGGTTTAAAAATTCTTCAGATGGTTCCATCATTTCCACTGCAGCAGCCATAAACAATAGTTGCACCATTCCGTCTTCTTGGTATGTTTCGGTTTTACTGATCCTGAGAATAGCCTCCAGTTCATCTAATTGATTGGCTTTCATTACTTCTTTAATGATGTGGATGTAAGGCTTCAATCTTTCGGCATATTCTTCGCGGAAAAAACGTTTGGCAGTATCTCTGCATTCGTAGAGTTTGGCTGCTATTTTGATTTCTTTTTCCATATCGATTGTGTTAATGAATTTAAAAGTTTGTACTCCTTCGATAATTGGTAAGCCATAATTTCATCTACCAAAAAATCATAATTTATTTCTTTTCCCATGGGTTATTTATTGGTTTTTAAAAATTGTTAAATAGTTTTTTAGTTTACTTTTTATCACTTTTCTAATTTTTTGAACATTTTTTAATATTGTTCGATTCAAAAAATTGATTGATTATTAAAATTTAATAGATATGTAGGCGGTTTTTTGGTGTTTTTGGAGCAAAAAAATTAATTATTTTTTCAGAAGGCCTTTTTTTGCCATTTCTCCGTCCCGCGTTCCCACGACTAACCGCTACGGATTAACACATTAATTTTCAATACCTTATTTTTATTAAAAGTTGGGGCACGGCTAAAAACGTCCGTCCCACCGTGACCCAGCGTGACCCAAAAATTAGTAATTTTTAGAGCGTGACCCAGCGTGACCCATCGTTCCCGCAACTTACAGAGAGAGATTATTACTTTTTTTATCATTATTATCATACTTTATCGGCTTGGTTTTCAATGGCATGAGTTTTGCAAAATCGTTTTACTCTGGTTTTTTGAGAGCGTGGGGCGCGGGGTGCGGGAACGCGGGAACGCGGGAACACCCTTTTGCCTGTCAGTTGCTTTTTTTATTATTTTTTTCTCCTTTAGTTTTCCTTCGGTCTGATTATGAAAATGTCCGGCTTCAGTATGGCAATCCATCGCCTTTTCCATTCGGATACATCTGCAGTTGCAAACTGACGGCCTGTTGTTCCGGCGATGCTGGCTTTCCTCCCTCCATCTGACTTGAACTACCCAAATCAATACCCAACTTCTCGTAGTCCAATGCAATGGCGCTGGTGCGTTTCGATTCTTCGAACATGGTAGATATTACCCTGCCGCTGCTATCGTCAGCCAGTTCGCGGTGTTCGTTCTGCCAGGTGAATGTGCTATGCTTTACTGCTCCGATATAGGCCGGATGATCTTTCAGATAGTTTTGGAGGTTGTTCATTTTCAAATGTTCCTGAATACCCACACGGTCGCGGTATTTCGGGTGAATCACTTCGAGCCTTACAAACAATACTTTCTTTGGCCCATCGTCGAAAGTCTTCAGGCTGCTGTTCTTCTGCCCTTCGCGTACGGTAATTTCATCGAGCAATTCAATTTTAAATTCCTTACCACGTATCAGTCCGTTACGGGTATCTTCGGTGAGTTGCACAAACGTATCGAAGAACACGGCCAGACGGTTGGAGCTGGTAATGCTTTCGCTCTGGTGGATCAGCTTCTTCCGGGCAATCTGATAAAACTCCTTGTAAGTGAATGGCAATTCCAATCCGGGAACATGCTCTTCGAACAACTTCACCATGGCCAGAAACAATGATACCGTATTTAATACACGGGTTTGAAATACTGAATGGTCGTCGGTCAAATCTTTACGGAGTTCCTTTTGCACGATGCGCAGCTTGTTTTGGTAGTGATCTCTTACAATTGGCCTGCATTTCAATACTTCAACCAGTATCTCTGTAAGTCCTTCTTTCTCCCATCGTTTAAGGAGTTGGAAATTTGCGACTTCGTTGTCGCTCCACAGTTCCTTTTTAGGTACCGGGCATAATACGCAACGGTTGGCCAGCGAAGCATCATCACGTTCAGGAGCTTCCTGTCCCAACAATATCGGCACCGCATTCACCTGGCTAACGTCGAGCGCTGTTCCCTGTGCGCCTTGCCGCTTGGTTTTACCTTCACCATCATAGATACTGGCTTTCAAACCCTGAAATTTAATATCCGATATCTGCTGATCGTTATACTCTTCCATCACTACCGGTGCATCGCGGTAACGCTGGAGCATGGTGAAAAATGCGGCATCAGTTCCGGAATTCAGGTTAAACATTGGCGCATCAGGATGAATGTATAATGCTCGTATCGATTGTGCCAATTGCGATTTTCCGCACTCTGTAGGGCCGATAAAAAACAAGGTGGTGAATAGCCTGTCAATCTTAAATATGTCGCTCCGGAAGGCGCACATAATGGCCATGAGTACCGTCCAGCAGCCGTTATCGTTGTATTTATACACTTCGCGTACCAGGGCAGCCCATTCCTTGAAATGTACGTTTTTGTTTTCGCGGTAAATAAAGAAACGGTCGAGGGCAAACTGATCTTCATCTTTCCTGACGTCCTTATAAATAATTGATATCGAGGGCGAATAAAAGGTGGTGTTCTCATGCTCGATCAGTCCCAGCTCGTCCATGTACTTAATATTCCCATCGATCAGCGCGGCATTGCTAAATGTATAAAAGTCTTCGTTCTGCTGACCGAAAATGGTTAGTTCGTAGGCTACAGGGAACTGAAGCGCGATGGAGTCGAGAATGGTATCCAGATGAAATACTTTGGCATTCCGGAGCAGGTAAGGACCCTGACGAAACAGGAACTTTTTAAATGCTCCAAACTCAATCATTTCGTTACTCGGGATCTCCACGTATTTCGACGATCGCAAATCGGCATGGTTCAGCTTGCAGATTCGTTTATTCTTAAGCGGATCGTCTGAGAATACCTGAAACTGGGGTTCCATGTAGAAGTTACCGACCTTGGTCAGGGTGCCATGTTCGGTGGCAAACACATAAAAGATCTTTTTGCCGTCTTTATTCTGGGCTGCAAAATGGTTGTACTTATTAAAGAACTTCTGATCGACATACTCGGGAAGTTTCTCGATCGAAAAAACATAATGCTCATCATCGATCATTATTTCCTCGTTACGCTGCTGCACCTTATTTTTTACCTTACTCAGGAAGGGTTTCAGCACCTGCGCAAAATCGGCTTTCGACAGGCCAAAACGCTTGGCAATCTCTGCTGTTTTAATTGATATAGTCGTGTTGTCGAGCTTACTCAGGAATTCGGCAGCTGCTTCTACCGCTTCTTTCTTCGAATCCGGATCATATGGTTTGATACTTTCGGCCAGATAGTCAAAATAAAAGGTCGAAAACGATACATATTCCTGATCATTTCCATATCGGTCACCACAATTTAACGAAACTGCAAATCCGTTCTCGGCCAGAAATTTCATTTGCTTGACCTGACGCTGAATTTTAATAAGTTCTTCAGGAGATACTTCCATCCCTGCCCGGCATGATGCAGAATGTTCGTAGTCAAACTCTTCGGCAAAAACTAAATTCTTAGTTATACCTGAAAGCTTTCCGATCTGTACGGCGGTCAATAATCCGGAGATAACTATCGAATTTGTTTCAAGATCCGAGCCGGTATTGGCAAATGCCGTTTCTTTTGAGGTGTAAATAAATACCTGGTCCTTTTCGCGAATGGCCGTTTCGTTCACGATCATTCCAAACAGCTCGTCAGCCTTCTCTTCCTTGAATACTCCGGCTTCAACTTTTTTGCGGTCGAGGCTGAATTTGTTGGCCACTTCAGAAAAATAAGTTTCGCGGGTAATCAGATCCGGAACTTTCTTTACAATGTCAAGCAGTTCGTTGATCAGCTTTCCTTTTTCGGCAGGTTTTTGCTCAATGTCTTTTGCAGCCAAATCGCACATCAGCAAAATGAAATCTTTCTCGTTATCTTCAATCCATCGATACAGCTCGTCGCGGCTTTTACCTTTGGCAAACGTATCCGGATCTTCGCCTGTTGGAAGCAAGGCCACATACACATTCAGGCCTTCGGCAATACAAATATCGATGCCTTTAACAGCTGCTTTCAAGCCTGCGCCATCGCCATCGAATAGAATGGTTAGGTTGCTTGTAAATCGGCGGATCAATCGGGCATGTTCAACCGTTAAAGCGGTTCCTGAAGTACAAATGGTATTGGTAAGTCCTTGTTTGTGGAAACGGATTACATCGGTATTGCCTTCAACCAGGTAAGCTTTTCCCTCTTTCACAATGGCCGCTTTGGCCTGAAATAAACCATACAATAACCGGCCCTTATGGAACAATTCAGTTTCCGGAGAATTGAGGTATTTGGAGTCGTTTTTACCCGGGTTCGGGTCGAGTATACGTCCGGTAAAGCCAACTACATGCCCCATCAGATCGAAATACGGGAACATCACCCGGTCGCGGAACCGGTCGAAGTACTTACCGCTTTCTGCCTTGCTAAGCAGACCGGCCTTATGCAATTGCTGCGGATTATATCCCAGCGAACTCATGTATTCCAGCAAGCCGCCCCAGGCAGTGGCAATACTTCCCAATTCGAATTTCGCCAGATCCACCAGATCAAAATCACGGTCTTTCAGATAATTAATAGCCTGTCCGTGGTTCTTCAGGTTGTCAGCATAAAAGGTAGCTGCTACACGGTTCATTGTAAACATCGTATCGCGCTCACTCCGCTTCTGGAGTTCATCTGCGGTCATTTCAACCTTCGGAATTTCGACATGATATTTTTTAGCCACGTATTCAATGGCTTCAGGATAAGTCATTGCTTCGTGCTCCATCACAAAGCTGATGGCATTACCTGCCTTTCCGCAGCCAAAACATTTAAAAATACCCTTGGCCGGGCTGACGATCATCGAGGGGGTTTTCTCGTTATGAAAAGGGCAAACGCCCAGGTAATTCACGCCTTTCTTCTTCAGGTTCACAAATTCGGAAACCACTTCGGTAATATTGGCGGCTGACAGTACTTTCTGGATAGTATCTTGTGGGATCATTAGTGTTGATTATTGTTGATTATGAGTTACGGGTTTCGCGTTACAAGGCGTTGATTAAAGTTCAATGGTTTTTGATGCGGTGACTATATATCCTCTGCGCCTTAATTCATCTGCAATCTGCTTATCTGATATATCTTGTAATTCTAGAGGTTCAATTTCTACTGGCAAAAACTTGTTCTTTTTATAATTGGAAACACTTTTTCTGTATTGAAAAATTAATTCAAGAAAAACTCTGTAATGAATTGGCTCAGCATCAATTTTCATGTATAAATCAGAATATCTATTGTCTATTCCATTACCGCCTTTTTTTGAGAATTTAATTTTATCGTTCTCTTTTAAAAATGAAGCTACCCTTGTATAATAACAGCAATTGCTTTTTTGAAGATAAAGTCTCAAATTGTTTAGATCAAACAATTTATATTTTGAAAGAAATTCATTGGTATGCAATGATAAATGCTTTGCCAGTTGAATATCTCTATTTTCATTTGATGATTTATTAACTTGCATTTTATCGGTTTTTAATTGCGTTGTCGGTGGTTTTTACCTTTTTAAACAGGAAGAAAGCGATCTTACTATCCTCCTTCAGGTAAGGGTATTTTTGTTTCAGATGGCGGCTGGTCCATGCGGCATCGTGCCCGTAAGTAATCTCACAAATCAGGTTGCTCATTGTGTCCAGTGGAAATCTGAAGAAGTCGCCGCGTACTACCTTTATTTCCCTGCCTTCATCAACCAAAATCATTTCAACCGGCGTTTCGGCAATATCAATCAGGTCTTTTTGCGGTGATGGGAATGCTAAAAAGAATGTGCCTGTCTCAGGAATGTGTGCTTCAATGCGTTTTGGTTCGGTCATGGCTTTTTTAGGTAAATAAGTATCTGTCATTTTCTTCAATAATGGTAGTGGTAAAGGGAAATCCGGATTCAGGAATCTTCTGGATCACTTCAATCAATCCGGTAGATCCGGTAAAAACGATATGTTTTCGCTGATCAAATGATATTTGCAAACACAAACACTTACCGGATCCTCGCTCTTTAAATACTTTAGAGTCTTCAACTTTGAAATGATGGACCACAATCTCACGATTCAATATTCTCGACATCTTGATTTTATCACCTTCAAAAGCCTGGCTTTCTACCCTGATGTTGAATTGGCTAAATGTGTTCATGCAAGTAGTTTTTTCATTAAATTTTTGGAATTGCAGTGCGCTGCCCATCCGTTGTATGATGCAATTGATTGAGCATTTCTTCTGGTTTTAAGCATTCGGGCAAAGTTCTGTTTGATGCTCTTCCGGAGCAGCGTATGTGTGTGACGGAAGACATATCCAACAAAATCAATTCCTCGGACATCGACAGGAAATACCTGATAGTTTCCTTTTACTGTTAGTTTAAGCCGGTCTTTCAGATAAGTCCTAATTTCGGCAAGCAATTGGTGCAAATAAGGCTTGCTGCTTGAGAGGATCACCAGGTCATCAGCGTAACGGAAATAGTACTTCACCTGCAGGGTTTCTTTCATCCAGTGATCAAAGTATGTCAAGTAGAAATTAGCAAAGTACTGGCTCAGGTAGTTCCCGATCGGAAGACCATCGGTTGAATCTATAATCTCGTCGAGCAGCCAAAGCAGGTCATTATCCTTGATTTTACGGCGAAGCAGCTGCTTGAGTATTTTGTGATCCACATTCGGGTAAAACTTCCGAATATCGAGTTTCAGGCAGTATTGAGTTCCGGGAACATCTCTCAGCGCATGTTTCACCGCATTGGCCGCAGCATGGATGCCTTTTCCTTTGATGCAGCTGTAAGTATCTGCAGTAAATACAGACACAAAAATTAGCTCCAGAACGTTCATCACCGCGTGATGGGTGATCCGGTCAGGATAATAAGGCAAACGGAATATCAGGCGCTCTTTGGGTTCAAAAATGGTGAACGTTGTATATTCAGAGGTTTTATAGGTTTTATCCTTCAGCATTTTATGCAGCTTTTGAATGTTTGCTTCCCGGTTCCGGTCGTGCCCGATTACTCCAGGCTGTTTTAATTTCCCTTTTCGGGCAATCTCATCAGCCAACTGGAGGTTTTCGATGCTGTAAATCTTCTCGTATAAATTGTTGATCCGTTTCATATTTTGGCCTTTGCTTTTAATGGATCGTTTTCGCTTTCACTACCAACGCTCCGTTAAAGAATCCGTTATTTTTTGCACTGTTGGCAAGGTCTATGCTGCCAGTAATCGCATAGGTGAGAGCTGACATTCGTATTCGTGTTATCGTAGTTGTAATTCGAGTTCGAAAAACTGAAACTGGAAGACAGAACTAACAGCAACGCAGCGTAC